TTAACAAATGCCGGTGTAATGCACTTGCACAGTGTGAAAAGTAAGAACGGAGTTCTTCCTAAGATTCATGGAGAAGAACGTTGGGTGCTTATGGAGAAAGCTTGTGAATTCTTTAATGCGTTCAAAAATTGTGCTCCAAAAGTATGTATTGAAAACCCAATTCCTCATAAATATGCTAGGGAAAAAATTGGAAAATATACTCAGGTTGTTCAACCTTGGATGTTTGGTCATATGGAGACTAAGGCTACTTGTTTATGGCTTGAGAATCTTCCAAAACTGACTCCAACTAATGATGTTAAGGAAGAAATGATGTTGCTCCCAAAAAAAGAAAGACAAAGAATTCACTATATTGGAAATAAAAAAGATAGGGCTAAGATAAGGTCGAAAACGTTCCAAGGTTTAGCAACAGCTTTAGCTGATCAATACGGTTAAAATATTTAATAGAATAACTGCGACTTGGTGTATATATGTTAATCACATATTTACAATCATTCCGGAGTTAATATGAAAAAAAACAGTATACAAATTGGCGATAAATTCTACAAATTAGAAGTTATTTCATTATCACATATAGACGATAAGCATAGAAGGTTTTATTTATTTAAATGTGACTGCGGAAATAAAAAAATCATTCATGGATCTGCTGTAGTTTCTGGGAATACAAAAAGTTGTGGGTGTTATAAAGCCGAGTCTTATAAAAAAAGGAGGATTCCGAATAATCATGGAGAAGTAACAGCAATCATAGCCGGTTATTTGAGGCACGCTAACAGTAGAGGAAAAGAATGGTGTTTAAGCAGAAGTTTCGTCGAAAACATAATAAAAGAAAATTGTTTTTACTGTGGGTCGCCACCGTCTAATCTAAAAAAAACCAAAAATAGTATCGATGGACTTAAATATAATGGAATAGATAGAATTGATAATAATATTGGATATGTTGAAGAAAACTGTGTTGCCTGTTGCCAACAGTGCAACCTCTCTAAAAGAGATTTAAATATAGAAGAGTTCAAGACGTGGATAAAAAAGTTAATAACTAAATGGGAGTCATTACTATGACTCAGTTAATGTGGAAAACTACTTTAAGGAAAATTGCAATGGCAAACGACAAGTGTTACATTTTATTTCAGTACAAGAAAAACTCCGAAACAGGAGAAAGTATTGGAGAACCTGCTATTTTAGGTGTATTTACTGACGAGTCTAGTATTAGAGAAATACAAGCCTCATACGAGGATCTATTTGGACCTGCTGAAGACAATGTTGAGGTATGGCTTGAAACTCAAGAGTTTAAATATAATACAGTAGTAGTATATAATCAGGAAGATTTTGATAGAGTAAGTAGATATAATAAAGAAAAGGCTGAAGCATACGAGAGTCTTGTTAAAAGAGGCATTCTAGACTATCGCGTAGACGAAAACGGAAATTTTGTCTTTGAAGTAACTCCAGAGGGTCAAAAATTTATTGAGGATAAAGAACCGGAAGATTGATAGCTTTGGCCTCTTTAGTGTAACGGCAGCACATCTCGCTTTGACCGAGGTAGTTTTGGTTCGAATCCAAAGAGAGGTAATTATGTTTTATATTTCAAAAAATAGCAAGTTCAAAACAGTTGTAGATTCTCAAAATAGAGTCGTTGGTTTTATATTAAACAATAGATTCATGCAAAAAACAAGTTCTTCTGAATTTCGTTGCGACTCTATCTATGAAACAGGTTTGTCGGCAATCGAATTAGAGCAGGTTAGTGAGGCAATACAAAACAATAGGCAATACAAGGTTTGTAAAAAATGAAGACTCTTATATTAAACTCTGATTATAGTCCCCTGTCTGTAGTTAATTGCAGACGGGGGATTGTCATTTCTACGAAGAGCTATATGACTGTGCTAAAGTATTACAACACCTCAGTGAAAACTGAGAAGATGTACTACAGAGTTCCAGCAGTCATTGTGTCGTCTAAGTACGTAAATATCAGAAGTGCGTGCAAACCAACAAAGCAAAACATACTGAGACGAGATAATATGACATGCCAATATTGCGGAGTTAAGCTGAACGAAAAGACGGCTACAGTCGATCATATAAAACCAGTATGTTCTTTTAAGAACAGAGTTATGGCTAATACTTGGTTGAACCAAGTTGCGTGCTGCAAGAAGTGCAATAATCTAAAAGGAGATAAAAGCCTTAGTGATTGCAATATGCGACTGCTTAATGAACCTAAAGAAATTAGAACTATAATATCATTAATTTATGACATTCCGGAATGGAAAGAATATGTTAGATGAAGATAAAGTTGAACAAAAAGCAAATAAAGTACGCTATTGATTTAGCTACAAAGAGGCATGATTCTAAAAACAAGTCGTTCAGAAGCAAAGGCACCTTGATTAATCTTGATGAAAAAGGTTTTAAAGATATTGACAAGCAATACCTTCCACACCTGATTGGTGTGATTGGAGAGCTTGCGTGGTCTATAGCAACTGGACAAAAGGTTGATGAATCTATATACTCTGTTAGAGATCCAGGTCAAGACTTTCATGAAACCGAGATAAAAACAATAACATATTTTGGCGATGGTGAACCAGAGCTTAAAATAAAAGTTTCTGAGTATGAATCAAAAATTCCAAAACTTTATGTTCTTGTACGATTTGATATGGTTAAAACAGTAGAAATACTAGGAACAATAACTAGAGAAGCATTTGATCTTGTCAAAAAAAAGAAAAAATACGGGGCTGGAAAGCCAATGAATTACATAGTACCAATTTCAAAAATGGAGATATATAAGTGAGTATAGAAAATTACGATGAAATTATTAAGGTTTCTCTAGAAAAAGAGACTCAGAGAGACGTGGATGAAATAATGTCCATGTCGGGAGAGATAACGAATTCAGAGCCTCCATATTATGCTGGATCAAGGATGGACGAAAATGTTTTGTTAAAGGAGCTAGTTACTTCTGGATGCGAATGGATGAATGTACAGAAAAATGTGTACGGCGTATCGAGCGTCACCAAGAATAACGAAAAGAAGTTAAGAAAAGAATGTAAAAAATATATCGTAGAAACAAACAAGCCTTCTGGATTTATTCCAGCTTTCGTTTGGGCGTGGGCAATCAAGGCGTTGATTGAGTGGGTTGTTTCTAAGGTTATCGAGAGAATGCTTCTCAAGGAAGAATCAAAAGTAAAAGATAGTCTGAGAGTATTAAGGAGTGTAGAGATTCCACCAGCATTTAATGAAAGAAACAACATTTTTACTAAGTAATCTTTAATAAGATATTTTCCCACGAAGTAATAATAAACTCTCTTCTAGTTTTATTAAATTCACACATGCTATATGACACGTCCTCAAAAAACGTGTCATTTTTATTTAGTGTGTCGAGGATTTCGCTATAAGACTCATAAAAGATTATATATGGCATCATCGAGTCATCGTAGAAGTCTGATAGAGCTATATCGTCATCAGATACGGCTCTGGCCTCTTCAGGCGACGAGAACGATATCTCACTCATATATCCAGGTATCTGCCTCAGAAAGCCTGCAGATGGAAACAACATTGGTACATTGGCTGTGTACTGCTCGAATATGGACATAGTAGAAACGTTGTATGGCATATGAACTATCGATTTAAACGAATATAGTTCATTCCAACTATAAGATCCTAGGTCAAAATAATGTCGTATCAAATCGTTATTTATCTTTACATGTTTAGAAAATAATACAGACTCAGCCTTTGTTTTATTGTATTTACTTTTTGTGTATTCGCACAAACTTGGTATATGAGTCCAATTGAATTTTAAGTTTTTTTCACAGTACACCTTATCATATTTATTGTTGGCGACTGGGAATAGTTGCCCAGACTTGAACATATCAACCAGACTACTGTCTAAGTAAGTCTTTTGGCCACCTACCATAGGGTAATCGTATCTAGTGGCGGCAACAACGATAATTGGCTTATCAAACCTTCTGAACAATAAAGAGAAAGCAGGAGGGTATGCACAGATGAAACCATCATATTTACTGTATTCGTCTTTATATCTACCGTAAAACCTCTCACAGACATCTTCATTTATATTTCGCCAGTTGTTTACATTTATTATTTCGTTAACACCTGGGTTTCTGTTAAACACCCAGTTGTGTCCGGAGAGGTTGCAGCTATCAACTGAGTGCCCAAGCTCATTGAATATATGCTTAATATCTTCTATCACTGATATATGCATGTCTATATTAAAAAATTTCATCAATCACCTGTATTGGTTCATATTAACGTATGGAAGACCTAGCATAATTCTATCTACATACTTTATCATGGTATTATGGAATACCCTACCCATAATCTCATTCCATTCAAGAGGGTATTTTGAGTCTAAGAACGCTCCATCTAGCTGATGAACGCCTCCATATATGGCCCTCGGGTGATACAGGCCGCTGTTCAATTTTAGAGACTCCAATTTTGAATCAAGAATATCGTTAACAGAGTCAAGCCATTCTTTTGCTACTGGAGTATTTTTCTTGAAAATGAATTTACCACAACCTGGTAGAATTGAGTAGTTGCTTCGTAGATACTCTCTGTTAAAATCTGTTGTGGCTATGTGATCAGGATGAAGCTCTCTGTACCCAATCATATACTTGCCTGAGTCGTCAAGTGCGTCAAAATACTCAACCCAAGAATGATCGCACATTTTTATATCGGTGTATCCACCTCCGTGATGATACATGCAGTAGGCTCTGAGATAATCAGACTTGTGTGTCAAACTTAAATACTCATAAGCCTCATGCAAAGGCTCTGTAATTATATCGTCAATATTATGAGGGGTTATAAGCTTGACTTCGACACCAGAATTTTCAAAGATGCTTAAAAGACACCTACGTCTATCAGCAGATAATTCGTTATTTCCAGTCCAAAAACAATATATCTTTTTATAGATCATGGCTAAAAATTCTTATTATTGAGTTATCACCAAAAGCTGCAAAAATATCTCTTTTAAGAAACCAAAATCGCCCAGGTGTAGCAATGCAATTTCTGCAGTCGCTGCGACACCCATCTAAAACCTCGTTTATAACATAAACCTTATAACCTCTTGACTCTAAAAACTCAACTGTAGATTTTGTATCGTCAATCTCAAAATGTTGTTCAAATGCTATTATAGGTTTACAGTCTTCGATTAATTTTTGTGAACCTAACAATATTCTGTGCTCCATACCCTCAGCGTCTAAATGTATATATTCGACACCATCTATTTCTCCATCAGCATATAGTTTGTCAAGAGTAGTTGACTGAACTTCAATCTTATTTGCGGATTGAGCGTCGTTATAAACAAAAGAACAATGTTTTATGTCAACATTTGTTGTAAACAATGTCTCTTCTTTATCACTTACAGCGATTTTTATTGTCTTTAAGTTTTTTATTGTATTGATTTCGCAAACCCTGTTGATATAATCGATGTTATCATCAGAAGGGTCTATTGCATATACAATTTTTCCCTTATTGTTATAAGCCCACGGTATTGAATTATCGCCAATCCATGCACCAAGATCTACTATGTTTCCTGTCATCTTATCGTTTTTTAGTATAAGACTACTTATCTTCCTGAATAAAACCTCTTTGTTTGGCCTGTTAGACATTATTGTAGAAAATTCGTGTGCAGGAAAATTTATTATATCACTACAATCATTGCTGAATAAAATTGAAAATGTCATAATGTTAATTCTATCTAGTTCTGTAATTAACTAATTTGTGTGATGAGTATCCAATATCAAAACCGTTTGAAATAAGATCTTGACAAAACTTTCCATCTTCAGATCTGTAAAATTTTTCAGACTCATTAAATCTTACTTTTTCCAAGCAGTATCTTTTAACAGCAATATGAGAATGATGGACTGGGAAATTTAACGAATGTACAATGTTTGTGCAACTTTCACTATTTGTGAAATGTCCATCAACAAACCCACAGTCATTATACTTTTCAAAAAAACTATTATTTACATTATAATTGTGTACAAACGCATCTATATTGTTTTCTAAAGCTTTTTTAGTTATTTCTATTTTTTGTGGATGTGGAATGTCATCAACGTCAAAAAACATTATTGCGTCACCAGTAAATACGTTTATTCCATCATTTCTTGAAACAGACTGCATCTGCCTGTCTTCAAACAACACAGCTTTATCAAAATTTACATTCTCGCGTAGCCCGTTTCCTACAATTATTATTTCATCAGCTTTTACTGTTTGACGCTCAAACTCTTTCAGTAAAGAAGGAAGAAAATGAACATCTTGATCATAGAAGGTTATACATAAAGATAATTTCATACAACACCTGGAAAATGAGGAACTTCAACAAATTGAATTTCTAGATTGTCTAAATGATCGTATGGAGCACCTACATATTCATTGTTTCGTCTAGGTGATGGAAAAGTTTCGCCTTGGTACATTTCGTCATGAACTAAAACACTTGTTTCAAACGAAAATAACTCAGATAAAAACTCTTGGTCAACATCATAGTAGTCTGGATTCTCTTTAGATGCTAGGAAGGCATCAATAGTATCGTTTTCTATTGTTCCGTTGTACCCCCACATGCCGCCCATAACGTACCGCTGATGATATGCGTGGTCCCTCATTATATGAAGCTTCTTCCCGCTTAGCAGCCACTCGTCTACAGCAACTCTTTCTCTATATGAAAGTCTAGAATCTGTGTCTCTTGATATAAAAACGTCTACATCAGGATCATATAATGGTTTAAATCTCCATAACATGGAAGAAATTTTTCCTTCTCCCATATTTATTACTTTCGCTGAATTCTGTATCAGCCCGTCAATAATGGTCTGTGGAACATCATTTGCTACATAAAACCTACATTCCCAACCTGTATAAATATACTTAGCTAAGAATGCATTTTTTACAGCACCAATTGTATACTTCGGGTTGTCGCCCCATAAAGAAAAGCTGATAACTTTATTCATTTTGTTCACCTTTAATAGATTTTTCGTATAAGTAGCTATAATATCTATGTATTTGTATTACTTCTGAGATGTTTCTTTGCATGTTGCTTACGTTTGTGGAGACACCAACTGGATTATGATAGTATATACCAAGAGGCTCTTTTATTAAAGACATCTGAGAACCACCCATTGCACACCTCAACCAGAATTCCCAGTCGCTGCCAGATACAAAGTTTGTAGAAAAAAGTCCGTATCTATCGTGCAGAGTTCTTCTCCACAGAGGGTGGTTGTGTGGAAGGTTTGCCCCCAGCAAGTTTGGTATTGAAAATTCACCAGTGTTAAATATTTGTAAATTTTTATCAGAATAATCAATGTCAGCGTCTGTTATATTATAGTCATTAGTCACTACATTGTAGCAGTAAGCTACGTCTATATCTTCATTATCATCCAAAAGAGCGGTTGTTTTTTCTATAAAATCTGGTCTTAATTTGTCATCTATATTAGCGTTCGTTAAATATTTGGAACTACTATTTGCTATTACATAATTCCATGCTTCATACACAGTGCAGTCGTAAGGTAACTGCTCATACCGTATATTCGGATACCTTCTAAGGTACGGCGATATCGCATCAAACTCTCTGCCCTTCGAATTACAATTCAGTAAAAAGAGAAGACAGTCATCGAACTTAGTTTGACGGACGATGTTTTCCATAAACCCTTTGATATATAAATCACCGTTGTACACAGAGGATATAATTGTCGTTGTTTTTTCCATTGTCCAGTTTTCAGTAAAAGAAGAAGTATAAGTTTAGGGGATGATTATTAATCACTGATATTTCCCCTTTTAATGTAGATCTTTAGCGTTGTTGGATATTAATCGTTAAAGTTAATCTAAACGTTTGTAGAATAAATAAGGATTTTGTTTTATTATTGTACGTTGACAGTTCAGAGCACGAAAAAAATTTCGCAAAAAAAATGAAAATGTTGGGTTGCGTTAATCATTACCTGCCTACGCAGAACTCTTTTGAGGATTTAACGCAGTTGGAGGCTCTTTACTGTTGTTATTTCACCTACGCCAACTTTTCACGTATTTTCACTCGCCAATCAGGCTATGTAATCTGAAAAATACGAATCAGATATTTAGTTATAGACATTTCGATAAAAAAAGTAAAGTGCATTTTTTCATATTGACAAAAATGATCGAGACGCATATAATGTATTTATATGTGCAACATTATCTATTTATCGGAGAATAAAATGAATCAGAGAGAATTTTTTGAAACATTCGAAAGAATTTCTGGGGCTTACAATTGGTACTTTGTAAGAAACCAAATTTTTGGTCTAGTGAAAAGAGGTCCATACAAAGGCACGCAAGTAACCCCAGTAACTGCAGTTGCAAGATCTCTAGGAAAGGGTATTTATATAGATACTTTTCGTGCTGGAAAGGCTATTGGAATCACCAGTGAATTATCACGCGCTATATGCAATGCGTGCTTAGGGGTTGGAGTAAATGGTCATTCGGTTGTAGTAAAAGGTAAGATTTTAAGAAGTATTGTTCTTAGTAAGAACGCTATGTTGCACGCAGAATGAGGAGCGAAACATGAATGAAATTAGGTTAGTCGGAAATATTGTCAAAGATCCTGAAGTTTTTGACACAAAAACAGGTAAAATGGCGAGAGTTAGAATTGCCGTTAATCACAGATCTCAAGAAGTAGAAGAAACCCTTTATATTGACGTTAAGCTGTTCGGAAAGGCTTATAGTGATGTAGAGTATTTTTCTCTAGCTAAAGGTGATAGAGTTTCTGTTGTTGGCAGGTTAGTGTCTAGAGAATATAAGAACAAGGACGGCGTTGACATGAAAGAAAACGTTGTTCATGCATACAATATATTGAAGATCGCTAAAGGTCAATCAAAACCTTCTGAGTCGTCATCTACAAATTCTAGTTATGACGATGTTGCATTTTAGGTGAAATATGTCAAAACTAAAAAGGCAAGAGAAGAAAAAAATAGCTAGAAAAAAAGAGTCTAAGAAAAAGGTTCTAGCAAAACGCAAGATTTTGAGAGACACTCGAAAAGCTGAAAAAGAGCTTCAAGAGATTGTTGACTCTACTAAAGAAAAACTAAAACCGTATAGAAAAGGAAAAAATGAAGAAACTTAATTTACATTGTCCTATAAATACGACATCGTATGGTTATGTTTCATCTCACTTTCTTAAAAATATATATAGTCATTATGACCTAAGACATATTCCGATCTCTGAGAATCAACCAGATGATGATTTAAAAGACTATCTATCTAAACCTTTAAATTCTGGTTTTTTACACAAAGACGCAACAACGCTGAAAATTTGGCATCAGCACGATTTGTATACATACACGAGACCAAATATAGGGTTTCCAATATTTGAGCTTGATAGATTTGATGATCGGGAGCGACATTCGTTGTCGCATCCCGATTTTTTGTTTGTGTGCAGCGAGTGGGCAAAAAGCGTTGTATCATCATTTGTTGACAAAGAGATTTATGTTGTCCCTCTTGGGTATGATGAAAACATATTTAAGCCAGACGAATTTGATAATAAAAACGTGACTATATTTGCCAACTTTGGCAAGTTTGAAGTTAGGAAAGGTCATGATGTATTATTAAAAGCATTCAATTTGGCATTTGAAAAAGATGATAACGTAGCTTTAGTTATGATGCCAACTAATTACTTCTTGACAGAAGAAAGACATGAGCAGTGGATTTCGTCATATAAACACAGCAAACTCGGAGACAAAATAGAGTTTGTCCCAAGGTTGAAAACTCAGTCAATGGTGTATAATATTATGAAGCAGGTTCATTGCGGAGTATTTCCAGCAAGAGCCGAGGGTTGGAACCTAGAAGCTTTAGAAATGCTGGCTTGCGGAAAACATCTAATAATCAGCAATTGTACAGGCCATACAGAGTTTGTAAATGCAGAAAATTCTATGTTGATCGACATGGATAAAAAAGAACCAGCACACGATCCACCGTTTTTCTTTGGCCAAGGTGACTGGTATTCTTTTGAACAAACACAGGTAGATCAGCTCGTAGAACATCTGAGAAGCTTCCACAAAAAAAACATGTTTGGTGAAATTTCTATAAATTCAAAAGGAATTAAAGATTCTAGTAATTTCACTTGGTCAAAATCTTCAAGAAAATTAATAGATACGATAGATAAGGTAGCAAGTTAATATGCCAGTACCAAAGAAACAAGAAAGCGAAAAGACTCAAGAATTTTTGTCAAGATGTATGGGCGACTCAAAGATGAACAAGGAATACCCAGATAGAGCACAAAGGTATGCCGTTTGTGTTAGGTCTGGAAATGCAAATGCTATGGAGGTTATTGAATACGCATATTATGATGAAAATTATGGAAATACAGAAGAAATAAGTGAAGACAATTTCTACATACCAGAGTCTGAAGAATATTTAACCTTTGCTTCTGAGTGTGAAAATATTGAAGATGACGAAGTTGAAGAAGAGTACGATATTGCAAAAGATAAGCCTGGTTTGTGGGAAAATATAAGGAAAAAGAAAGAGAGATTGGGTAATAAGTATAAACCAGCAAAGCCTGGTGATAAAGATAGACCAGATCCAAAATCTTTCAAAAAGGCTCAGGCAGAAGAAAGTAAAAAATCTAAAGTTAAATTAAACAAGCCTTTTAGAACTCCTAGTGGCCCAAAGAAATTTTCAGTTTATGTGAAAAATGAAAAAGGTAATGTAGTTAAGGTTAACTTTGGCGACCCAAACATGTCTATAAAGAGGGATGACCCAGGCTCTAGAAAGAATTTTAGAGCTAGGCATAGTTGCGACAATCCAGGCCCAAAGTGGAAGGCTAGGTATTGGTCATGTAAGTTTTGGTCCAGCAAGAATGTCTCAGACTTAGTTTAGGTGACAAATGAACAGAAAAAAATATTTATTAGCATCTATGGATGCAAACATATTAAAATGCCCAGAGGCTACTCAAAACCTAGAGACCAACCTAAAAAATAGGCAGAAATGCATAGACGTAGCAAACTATGGCCCAGCAAATCCAAATATTGAAGATGAAGAATACTGGCAGAGAAAAGCTGACCAATTCAAGACGACAAAAGAAGTTGCTAAAACAATGACGTGCTCAAACTGCGCAGCTTTTGTTGTAAAAGAAAGTATGCTTAGCTGTATTCAAATAGGATTAGCTATAGAAAATGAAGTAGAAGACGACAGTGAAGATGACGAAGAACCTGAAGATGATATGGAAGAAGATATAGCTGAAGATATTTTAAAACTTTCAAATCTAGGGTATTGCGAGCTTTTTGACTTTAAGTGTGCTGGCAAAAGAACTTGTGACGCTTGGATTGTCAATGGTCCGCTAGGAGACTAAAATGGAAGATAAGGACAGCATAACGTACTATGTTGATGGTGATTTTATAAAAGTTGACTTTAACATAGTAAACATGGCAGATTTTTTAACATTGATGTCAAAAGTTTGCAGTGGAGACATGGCAGACAACTCTATCGAGTCGTTAAAACGCAAGCTGTTAGAATACAACATAACAAATGATGAAATTTCCAACATTGAAGAAATAATTGGAAATAGAAAACCAGTAATATCTCCTATTAATTATAAGTAAGGAGTCTTTCATGTCTAGAAAAATAGCTTGGGAAAAGTGGTACGATGCTGAGTCTGAAGAGGATTTCATAAATGAAATGGAAGAGGCTATATTAGACGATGATGTTGATTTTTCTAATAATGACGATATTGAAATGCAGAGCGGTATTGATATAAATACGTTTTTAAATTCAATGACTGTCAATACTCCGCTAGGCAAATATCATTTAAACGATAAACTTCTTCCAACAAAAATGTTTGATTGTTGGATAGGCCATACAAACTTCGATATAACAAAGACAGAAGAAAAAATATTAAATACTGCTAGTGGTGTAGAGTGCTTAAAAGTAATAAGTAGATATAGATTTTTTATTGGTATAGGCAAGTTGTTCGACTTCTCTTGCGTTCGCGGTGAAATTCAAAGAGCTTTGTTAATAGACAGCTATTCAGAAAAAACTGAAGGCGAAGAAATGTCTGACATAATAAATTCAGTAAAAGGAAATAAGAAATGGGCTGTATTTATTGGTAATGACGGAAGTGTTCAGAAGATAATATCCAACAAAGATGATTGTGCCGAGTATAACGCATCATTGCAAAACTTACTGCGTTTAAAAAACGGAAATATAATAATGTCTGACAATGTGTAGTGGAGTATATATTTTTAGGAAATGGACTATATATTTTTGGGAAAATAAGGAAAAAATGTCGATCTGGAGTAAGTTAAAATGAGTCTATTACCATCTGGAATTATTGTAGGTACAACTGGAAATAACACCTCGCCTACAGAAAAAATCGGCGGAACAGCACTGGGTATCAACAGCACCACAAACACCAGCAACGGAAAGCCAATAACTAGAACTTTGACTATTAGAGACACCGCTATGGATGGGGCGTCTCTAAGAACTAGCGTTCCAATAGAACTGTCTGGAATAAATCACGCTTATAGCACGACAAAGACATATTCTGCTGGAACATTCGCTTATAGACAAAGCCAGTTTATGATCAGAACAGTTGCAACGAAAATCAACAACGTTGCAAATTCAGCATTAACAATTAACGGTAATGAGCAACACAGAGTACGTAGATCTATTACAAACAAGTCTAAAGGCGCTCAAACATCTACAGCGTGGAGATCTGGATACTTTAGGTATTTGAAGATTTCTGGACAAAGAAGCAATTGGAGCACAGCTCCTTCAAGCAACAATGTTCAATATTCTAACGGTGCCGGTGGAAACGCTGCTGACACAGCAATCTTTGTGACATATAGATCTGTTCCTGGTGAACTAGCTTATATGTATGGAACTCTTAATCCAAAACAAGACGATTATAAGCCTATAACTGGTTAGTAATTTTCAAACACGCCCCTTGGAAACAAGGGGCAATATTAAGGGGGAAGTGATATATGCCTGATTCTCTGATGCAAACTCCGGTATTGGCAGCTATAGTGGCTATAGTTGTCGCTTTTTCAAAAATAATCGAAGTAGTCCTTTCAAAAGCTCTTCCACAAAAATCTATACTAACGGATGTAGAGAGGGAGTGGCTAAAATCTATACACGAAGTACATGCCAGAACAGACCAAGATGGAACACCTCTGGTTTATATGCCAAGAACTTTTCTTGAAATACAAAAAGAACTACAAAAATCTTTAATCCAAATAGTTAATGATCAAAGCAAGATAGCTTCTATTCTAGAAAGAATGGATAAAAGGTTAGAAAATTTAGACAAATAAAGGGGGCTTTATGGGTTCTGCAAAATTCAAAATAAATAAAGATGATTTAGCTAAGGTGTTAAAAAACTCTGCGCTTGTCGGTGCTGCTGCTGGAGTTACTTATCTATCTGCAAATTTTACAAAAATCGACATGGGCTTGTATGGAGCACTGCTTGTTCCTATAATATCAACAGCACTTGACACTGTAATAAAGTGGTTAAAAGACAACACTAACTAACAAATTGGAGTAGGAAATGATTAATAGATTTTTAGGACTTTTGCCAATATTTTATTCTGCTTATCAATATTATGACTGGTATAATACTCCAGGCTTTAACCCGAATAATATCTTCTGGGTAAAGCTTGGAGTTTCTTTTGTTCTTGGTTTATTTATGTTAATTTTTTCTAACTATAAATATGTTTTAGACTACTTACAAAAAGTAAACTTTGTAAAGTCTTCATCTGTTGTTGAAAAAGTTGATGTTGATAAAACAGAGCAAGAGAATCAGATCGATGAATATTATGATTTGAGATGTTTGCTACATTTACGGTCTAGAGTTACTGAGCTTTCTTCTGAAGAAGGTGTTCAAATAGTAACAAGATTAAATACAATATTATTCTCTAAAGGAAAGATTTAATGGAGATTAAAAATATTCCACTAAAGCTATTATTGATGATGGCTTTTTTTGTCGGCTGCGAAAAACCAGTTGATAAAAATATTGATCAAGAAGAGTCAAGCTCAGAATCAGATTTTGTAATGACAAAAACTCTAAAAAGAGTTAAAGCTGAGTATGATTCAATGAGGGACAAAGATAAAGAAAATATATACAAGCAATTTTCTGGATCTTACTTATTTCTAAAAACCAACAAGTCTGTCAAAAAAACAAGTGACTTCGACCCAATTCTTGGAAGGGTCCAATCAGACTATGGGTGGAATAGAGAAAAATACCCAGAATTCACAGAGGCTGTATCTGACTTCTTGCTAGAACAAGGTTATGACGAGCCAAAAGTTTTGGATAATGACGAGGACAGAGAATGGTTCTGTCAGATTTTCTACTCACTATATATGGCTATAAAAAATGAGTAATCAATATAACGGCTGGGTTGACGATCAGGGAAGTGTAGAATCTGTGATGCAGGAATTACCATTCCCAATTTTTGGCGATGTGTGGTCTCCAATTAAAGACTCTGGCAAGGGCAGGGTTGTACTATTGTACGAAATTGTCAAAAAGGTTGCTGGAAGCTTTCCTATTAGAACCCAATTGATTGGAGATTGTCAGCCTAAAGACACTCTTATTTTTGGTCCTGATTTTGTAAAAAAAATACAAGATATTAATATTGGGGATAGAGTTTATGCTGGAAATGGAGAGATTACAACCGTAATTTCTACTCTATGCAAACAATCAAATAACCCTATACTAACTATACACACAAAAGGGGGGCTTCCTCTCAAAGTAACGTCTGACCACAAGGTTTTAGCATATCGCTTTGGTGAATTCGTAAATAGCAACAGTAAATGGCGAAGAAGGTATAGCCCAGGTCATCAACAAACATGTATAAATAATCGTGGAGTAGACACTAAACTTAAAGGAAATACTATTTTTGCAAATAGGGTTGCAGAATTAGTAAAATCCTCCGATCTTACAGAGGCGGATTATGTTTTATGTCCAATAAACATAGAAATTGATAACAAAATTCCTGATGATATGCTGCCTTACATGGGTGATAAGGAAGTCAGATGGATGATAGGTTTATTTTTGGGTGATGGCCACGCAAAAAAAACAAGCAAAACTTTAGAGTGGGGTTGCACAACTGATGAACCCGACATAGAAGAAAGACTTTGCAAAGCTCTTGATATTTTAAATATAAAATGGAGATCGTATTTTCATTGCAAAAGCAGCAACAAAGCTAGGAAAGTTTACACTCTAAAAACAGAAAATATTTTCAACTTATTTAAAAAATATTTCTATGATGATAATGGTAATAAAACTATTCCATCTTGGGCTATTAACGATGATGTCATTAGCGGATTATTAGATTCTGATGGTTACACATCAAGATCGTCTGGTAAAGCAAGGCAGGAATTTGAAAATACTAGCTTTTCTTTGGTTCATGGAGTTAGAATATGGGCTTTAAGAAACGGATATATACCAAGTCTCAATGAAAGACAAAGATTCGATAAAAGAACTAATAAATTAAACAAGAAGGTGTATAAAGTTTCTTGGTTAGTTGATAAAAGCTCTCGCAATCTATGGAAAGACGATCAGTATTTAGCAATGCCAATTGTTAAAATAGACGTAGAAGAGGGGCCGCATAATGAAGTTTATGACATCGGTGTAAAACACAATCTTCATACATTTATAACTGGTGCTGGCGTTTCAATAAGCAACTGCGTATCTATGGGTGCCGCTTACGCAGTAGACGCTATCAAAGCTGTTGATATTTTCATTAAAAACGAAATGGAAGAATGGGTTGCTGAAACTAGCACCGAAGATATATATGGTGGAAGTCGAGTGCAAATAGGCAAAGGTAGAATAGGCACTGGAGATGGATCGGTTGGTGCTTGGGCTGCTCAATATGTTAATAAATATGGAGCCTTGGCAAGACAGAAATATGGAAACATAGACTTAACGAAATATAATTCTAAAACAGCAAAAGCTTGGGGGATGCCTAGTAAAGGCGTTCCTCAAGAATTAATACCATTCTGCAAAGAGCATCCTGTAGAAGTCGTTTCTCAGGTATATACATACGCTGAAGTAAGAGACTTAATTGCTAACGGTTACGCTGTAACAGTAGCTAGCTCTCAGGGTTTTTCTAGCAAAAGAGACTCAGAAGGTTTTGCTAGACCAGAAGGCACTTGGCAGCATCAAATGTCAATTCTAGGAGTTGATGACTCTTACAAGAGACCTGGTGTTTTAATACAAAATAGTTGGGGCGTTTGGAATAGCGGGCCTAAAAGACACAATCAGCCAGATGGATCGTTTTGGGTAGACGCTGACGTTTTAGAAAAAAGAATGTTGTCAAAAAAAGACTCTTGGGCATTTAGTGGTTATGGTGGATTTAAAGCTAGAAAACTAAACACAAGGATATTCTAATGAATAATTTATTAATGATAGTATTTGTTTTCTTCATCTTTTTAATGCCAAACGGGTCTAAAGTTGTTGTGCCACAACCAGAAATAGATAAAGGTGAGGCCGAAGGTCTTGTTGCGTTCATAATAAACGATCAAGATGGTGGGCAGACAGACGATAATAAGGTTGAATGTCCTTGCGGAGGCAGTAAAAAAATAGTTCATGGCGATGGTCATGTTACTCCATGCCCATGCGATGTTTGCAACTGCGATCAAAAAAAAAGTAATGATGAACCACCCGTTCAAGAAGAACCTGTTGCCTTAAACGAAAAATATTTAATAAATAAGTGGACGGCAACATGGTGCGCCCCATGTAAAACATGGGATAGGACTGAAAGACCTTTATTAGAAAAAGATGGCTATATAGTAGAAGAAATTGACTATGATGATAATAAAGACTTAGCAAGACGGACAGGGGTTTCATCGATTCCAACAATTTGGATAATTGACAAAGAAACAAAAGAAACCAAGCAATCTTTGGTGTATCCTACTTATAAGCAAGTGATTTCGGCTATTGAAAAACTTGAGAATGGAAATTAATAATGCCTAAAACAATACAAGCCAAAGTTTTAAGTCAAATACAATATGTGTTTTTTGATCAAGACGGTCAGCAAACAAAAAGCGATGCAGATTCTACACAGAACGCCGCCAACTACACATATGGAACTGGAAATTTTCAAGTAACAAACATTGTGAGATCAACCGGAGTGATAGCTAGTGGAGCCAATACCACTATAGATTTTGGATCATTTGTTACAAGCAACTTTGGGTCTACCGGAGTTTTAGACTTTAGTAGAATAAAGTCTGTTGTTATAAACAATACCTCTACATCTCTTGGCATGGACCTAAGCATCAGAGCTACTGGAACAAATGCGATGACTGCATTATTCAATGGTTCTGGAAACCTTACTATCAAACCCTATTCTTCATTCATGTATAACGACCCATACTCTGGTATAGACTCTTCTACAAATTCTAGAGTGCAGCTACACAATATATCGTCTGCTTCTGGCAACCTGTCTTACACAATAACAGTTATGGGTTTAACATGAGAATAGATGAAGTATTAGATATAGTAAAACAAGCCTGCTCACCAAATGGATATACAAAAGACGACAAAAATATAAAGATAGACAAAACAACAAAGATGTCTATAGAAATAAGTTCCGACGATATAAGAATCGTCTTTGATAAAGAAAATATGCCTTTAGTTACTTATAAAGGTGATTTCAAATTTATCAAACCGTCGTTTTCAAGGTACATTGAGGGTGTAATTTTTACAGATTCAGAAATCACGATATCACTCCATAATTTTCCAGATATCAGCTTGAATTATTCATAGCTGATGTTTAAGATATAGCAAACTACACACTATGGAGACTACGCATGATATTCGACGAACAGATCAGCAGAAAGCCTGATCGATACCCGTGGACAAAAGAATTTATAGAAGCCATGCACAACGGCTTCTGGACTGACAAAGAGTTCAGTTTTCAGTCAGATATACATGATTTTGAAGTTTCATTGTCTGATTCTGAAAGATTATTAATAACTAGAGCTTTAGCAACTATAGGTCAGCTAGAGATCTCTGTTAAAAAATTCTGGGCAAAAGTTGGTGACAATTTGCCGCACCCATCAATAAATGATATGGGTTATGTGATGGCAAATACAGAAGTCATACACGGAAATGCATATGAAAGACTTCTAGATATACTCGGAATAGAAGACGCTTTCGATAAAATACTTGAACTTGATATAATCAAAGGTAGAGTTAACTATTTAAGAAAGCATCTGCATAAGTTTCACAACGACAATAAAAAGCAATTTGTCTATTCCTTGATATTGTTTACTCTTTTCGTTGAAAACATCGCTTTGTTTTCTCAGTTTTATACTATAAGTTGGTTCGGTAGATTCAAGAACTTACTAAAAGACACCAACAAGCAGATAGAATATACATCACGAGAAGAGAACTTGCACGCCTTGATTGGCATCAAGCTAATAAATACAATAAAGGAAGAACATCCTGAATTGTTTGACGAAGAGCTTGTAAATAAAATTCGTCATGAAGCAAAGGACGCTGTATCGCACGAAATGAAGATTATAGAGTGGATACTTTCTGGAGTAAATGAAGATTCTTTGAATTCAAAAATACTTAGCGAATTCATTAAAAACAGAATGAATGAATCTCTACTCATGATAGGTTTTGAAGGGGTTTTTGATGTAGATAAAGAACAGCTATCAAAAACAAAATGGTTTAGCGAGCAACTGCTCGGAAATAATAAAACAGACTTCTTTAACTCAAGACCTGTAGAATACTCAATAAATACACAAAGCTTTTCTACAGAAAATATATTTTAGGCATAAATATGAACGATTATTACTGGCTCAATGAAAATAGCAGGCTCTTTTTAAGTAGAGGTTATTTGTCTTCAGGAATGACACCAGAAGCTAGAATAAAAGAAATAGCTCAAAATGCTGAGAATATACTTTCAATAAAAGGTTTTGCTGAAAAATTTGAGAGATATATGGCAAAGGGTTTTTACTCTTTGTCAACTCCTGTGTGGTCTAATTTTGGAAATTCAAAAGGTCTTCCAGTTAGTTGTTTTGGTTCGTACATATCTGACAATATGGAGTCGATATTGTCAACAGTCTCTGAGGTCGGAATGATGTCAAAGATGGGCGGAGGAACTTCCGCCTATTTTGGAGATCTGCGACACAGGGGATCTATCATAGGTAAAGAATCCGAAAAACGAGGCGAGTCTAGTGGCCCAGTGCATTTCATGGAGCTGTTTGACAAAGTTTCTGCTGTTGTGAGTCAAGGATCTACTCGCAGAGGGGCATTCGCAGCATATTTGCCAATAGAACATAAAGACGCGGAAAGCTTCCTAAAAATACAAGCAAAAGGCAACCCAATACAAGACATGTCTTTCGGAGTTACAATAACTGATGAATTCATGAACTCAATAATAAACGGTCATGAAGAAAATAGAAAATTGTGGGCCTCCATAATAAGAAAAAGATATGAAACTGGGTATCCATACATATTCTTCACAGACACAGTAAATAAAAACGCTCCGCAGGTTTATAAAGACAAGAACTTAAAGATAAATGCGTCAAACCTTTGTGTCACTGGAGATCAAAGAGTTCCGTCTAATTATGGAATGTTGACAGCTAAGGAGCTTTATGAAATTGGCACAGAGTTAAATCTGTTTGATAATGATAAAATAGTAAAATCTTCTCCAATGAGATTAGTCGAAAAAGACGCTGATGTGTTTAAGATTACATTGGAAAATGGTATGACGCACACAATTACGTCATACCATAAAGTTTCTGTGTTTAATAAAACGTCTAAAGTAACAGAAGACATTGCTTGCAAAGATTTAAAAATTGGCGACTCCGTAGCTGTACAAACTAACAAGGGTATTTTTGGCGATAAAAATATGCCAAAGGAAGCCTTTCTACTTGGACTGTATCAAGCTGATGGAACACAATACAAAGATATTATAATGCTTGATTTGTGGCAGAACGATTTTGATCTTCTAGAAGAAGTGCAGTCGTACCACGATTATGTTTGCGATAAGTATAAAACTCAGGTTTCAACTTACAATGGAAGAACTTATGATAATCCTAAATTCCATGACTGTGTGGTGCAGGACGGGTCGCACTTGAAAAAGAGACTGGCTTCAAACGCTCTTAAAAAATCATTAAATTTTGAAAAGGGGTATGTTCCAGAATGGGTATGGTGCTCTGATGAAGAAACTCAATGGCAGTACATTAGAGGTCTTTACTTTGCTGATGGAACGGCGTTTAAATCAACGTCTGGCGGTGAACCTATACAAATAGCATTAGCGTCTATTGACAGAGAATTTCTAAAAGAAATACAGCTAATTTTAGCAAATCTTGGAATGCAATCATCAATAAGAGTTCTAAGAAAAGAAGGTAAAAATTTATTACCTAATGGTAGTGGTGGGTATTCATATTTTGATTCAAAAGAATGCTATCGACTTATTATTGGCAACAAAAACGACGCCATAATTTTTGAAAAGAACACTGGGTTTTTAAGTAGAAAAAATGTTGACATAGACGATAGATTATATAGAGATAATACAAAGAAATTTTATAAAATCTCTTCTATAGAATATGTTGGCAAAGAAGATGTTTATTGTTGTACAGTCGAATCAGAAAATCATCATTGGATTTGCAACGGTGTTATTACACACAATTGCTCTGAAATAATGCTGTCTTCTGATAAAGATAACTCGTTTGTTTGTGTACTATCGTCTTTAAACTTAGTCCATTGGGACGAAATTATAAAGACCGATGCTATTGAAACAATGATCTACTTTTTAGATGCTGTAAATGAAGAGTTCATACAGAAGGCAGAATCTATACCGTTCATGAGCAAGGCTTGTAATTTCGCTAGAAGTCAAAGAGCGCTCGGTATGGGCGTTTTAGGATGGCATAGTCTGTTACAATCGAAGATGATACCATTCGAGTCAATGAAAGCTAAATATTTAAATATTGAAATATGGGCCAATATTAGAAACAGAGCGGATTTAGCTACAAAATCATTGGCAAATAAATTTGGCGAGCCAGAGTTGTTAAAGGGTTATGGCATTCGTAATGTTACCACGTTAGCTGTAGCACCAACAACATCAAGCTCATTTATATTGGGTCAAGTGAGTCAGTCAATAGAGCCTTTAAATTCTAATTATTTTGTTAACGCCTCTGCTAAAGGAAAGTTTCCATATAAAAATGAATATTTAAAAAATCTTTTGTCGTCATATGGAAAAGATGATGATGCCACTTGGGATAGTATACTGATTAAGAGTGGGTCTGTTCAACATCTAGACTTCTTAACTTCTGATGAAAAGATGGTGTTTAAGACCTTTAAAGAAATCTCTCAGCTTGAAATAATTATTCAAGCAGCTAATAGACAAAAGTATATAGATCAAGCTCAGTCGCTAAATATTAACATACCTCCATCAGCACCTCCAAAAGATGTGAGCGAACTGCTTATAAACGGATGGAAGATGGGGATAAAAACATTCTATTACCAAAGAAGCGAAAATCCAGCACAAGAATTAGTAAGAAGTATATTAACATGTTCTTCATGTGAATCATAAATGAAAGAAAAAAAATGCCTAGAAGAAAACCAAAACAAAGTTCTTCAAGATCACAGTTTAAGCCTAGGGTGCCAAAAAGTGAGAACAAGCATAATTTTCAAAAAACCGAGAGGTATGTAAAACAGGTTGAGGGCAAGACTGATAACCAAAAAGACTATATTTACGCGATAATGGATTCAGAGATTGTCTTTTGCACTGGTCCAGCAGGTTGTGGTAAAAGCTATATAGCTGCTGGAATGGCTGCGAAGTATTTGTTTGACAAAGAGTATGATCAAATCATAGTGACTAGACCTCTTGTATGCACCGGAAAAGACGTAGGTTCTTTACCAGGCGAACTCGCTGAAAAAATAAACCCTTATCTAACACCAATGCAAGAAAATTTAAAACACTTCCTAGGAAGTGACTATTATGGATTGTTCATAAATGAAAGAAAGATCAGATTTGAACCATTAGAAATGATGCGTGGAGCAACATTCAATAACTCAATAATGATTCTAGATGAAGCACAAAACTGTACTTTAGAACAAATTAAAATGTTTGTCACAAGAATTGGTAAAAACTCAAAGGTTCTTATCAACGGAGATATAAAACAGTCAGACATTAAAGGAAAAAGTGGTCTAGAAACCTGTATTAATAAGATATCGTCTATAAGTGAAATCGCTGTATGCAGACTTACATATGATGATATACAAAGGAATGACTTAATTTATAAATTCATAAGAGCTATTGAGGAGTAATATGGTTTATACTTACAGATGCTATGACTGTGATTATCAGTTCGATGAAAATCAGTCTGCAACAGACAAGCCTCTTAAAAAATGTCCTTGCTGCAAGCATCTCTCTATAGAGAGAGTAATATACGCGCCTATGGTTTTTACGAAGAGGGAAGCCACAACTATTGGCCAGTTGGCCGATAGAAACGCTAAAAAGCTTGGTAAGGGCGAGGTCTCTGAAAGGGACGCTAAGAAAAAAGAGCAGTCTGCCAAACCTCTAAACGAGGCAAGAAAAGAACTGAGTAGAACAATTTCAAAGATGACAGAAAATCAAAAACAAAGGTTCATAGAAGATGGAAAGTATTAACTTTATTTCTAATACAGACGATATTGTTGACAACTCTGGCAAGTATTCATTTTTTAATGAAAATGGAGAAAGTGTTGACAGCAAGGATGTTTCGTATGCATATATCATAACATATCCTAGACGATCACCCAAGTATTTTATATACTCTGATAGAGACGGGATTGTTAATCCACATTCAAAATCTCCTACTATAAATAGATCTAAATTTATATCAACAAAGGTGACAGAGGAATGTTTTAATGCTTATTTACAATTTTTAAAGACGGCAAATAGTGGATTTTTGCTTCTAGCTCGGAGGAAAATTAATGGCTGAGAAAAAGACGAGATTAACTAAGGTTGAAAAATTCTATATAGAAAATAATATGGAAACGATGTCTGTTGAAGACCTATCTAAAGACATTAGGTGTGGAAAAACTTTAGTTCAAAAACAGATAGATTTGCTTAAATCAAAAAACCACCAAAAACAAATAACGATGCCAGCTAAAGCTGAAGATGTTGTGTCTAGCTCCATGCCAAAAGCTGGAGACTTTATGATAAGAAACAAGAGATATGGTGTCACTGTAATGACTAGGCAGTCCGCTGAAATTTCAGACGAGAATAGAAAAAATGTCAAAAAAACAAACACAAGCAGAGAGTACATCCACAAAACAAAACAACTATAAGTCTAAGTTTAAAGAAGGTTATGTTACAGAGGCTGCTTATATAACAGAGCTTATCTTTGAAAAAAGATGCGAGATATTCAATAAAGGCCGATGCCCAGAAAGCTTTTGGAATTCTGATTCATACAAAAAACAATTTACAGGTCAGATTATTCAGGCAAACAAGCTTCTAAAAAAATACTCTGGAATATCAATAATATCTGCTATAAATAGCAGTAAGTCAAAAGGTGTAATAAAATTACAAGACAAAAGACTTATTCCAATAATTGAAGAGTTTGAAAAGAATAAAAAAGACAAAGAAATAACCATATCTGAATCTAATATAGTGCAGCCTTCAAAACCTTTTGGAACAAAGAAAAATTTACTGAGGGATTTATGAGCGAAGATAAAAAGAAGAAGGTTGATTTAAGTTCTAGGAAAGCGATTGAAAAAGAGTTTGGGAAAGTAATATCAAAGGGTAGAGAGCTTGTATCTAGTAAGAAAAAGTTAAAACATCTTAGTGTAAGTCCAAGCCTAGATTTAGCTTTAAATGGCGGGATATTAGAAGGTTCTTGGAACATCATAAGTGGAGATCCTAAGACTGGTAAAAGTACCACTTGTCTACAGATATGCAAAAACGCAATAGACGAGGGTAGGCCGGTAATCTACATTGATGGAGAGTCTCGTCTAAAGGAATACAATCTCGTTGGTATAGAAGGTCTTGATCTAGATAAAATAGACGTTGTGCAAACGCCAGAAAACGGCGATCCGCTGTCTGCTGAAGACTTTCTAAAGATATGCGAGTCGCTAATCAAGCTTCCAGAAAATAAAGGTGCTGTATGTGTCATAGACTCGTGCTCGTCTTTAGTTCCAAGGTCAGAGCTTGACGAAGACCCCTCAGCAACGCTAAGAGCTAGTTTGCCAAAGTTGTTGTCGCACTGGATCAAGAAAAATGCCCAAACTGTTGTAAAAAACAATATCATAATGTTGATTATAACCCATTACATCACTAACACAAGCGGTTATGGAAAAGTCAAGATTCCAGACTGCGGAGTGATGGTTCAGTATCAAGCTGATGGAAGAATTGACATAGCGAAAATAGAACCTTGGATAGAAGACGGAAAAAAGATTGGACAAGCCGTGCATTGGAAGGTATCATGTTCGTCAATGGGTGCTTCAGGCACCGAATGCATAAGTTATATCAAGTTTGGCAAAGGGATTGATAAAAGCAAAGAGTTAATAGAGCTTGCAACTTCTCTATCAATCATAGAAAAGGGAGGTGCTTGGTATTCACTAGATTTCTTGGCTGGAACAAAAGAATTTACAGAAGCACCAAAATTCCAAGGTCAGGCAAAACTTTATGCGTTTTTAGAAGAGAGAAAAGATATCTTTGATATAGTTGAAAGTAAAGTTAAAGAGATGCTGGCATGAATGTTATTGGTTTTGATGGTAAAAATCACAAGTTCAATTTTTCAAAAAATAGAGCAAGAAAAAACAGGCAAAACAAATCGTCATATCATAAAAAGGCTTTAGAGCTTATAAAAGAATTATTTTCTATATATTCTGTGTACGAAGAAGCCACTTTACCTGGATCAAAAAAGCTTGGAAGAAAGAGTCTGCTTTATGCAGACTTTTTTATTCCAGATAAAATGCTTATAATAGAAGTGCATGGAGAACAGCACTACAAATATTGCCCAGTCTTTCATAAAGACAAGATGGCTTATTATAAATCTTTAGCAAGAGATGTTGATAAAAAAGAGTGGTGTGATTTAAATTCTATTACTTTAAAAGTATTGAAATATAACGAGGTAGAAAAATGGAAATCGATTCTATTATCGGAGAGGTAACTTCTGTAAGAGAGTTCAACGAATGGATCGACTCTATATGCAAAGAAAACAATCTTCATTCGTCCAAATATGATGAAAAAGTAAAGTCAATAATTGATCATTCATACGATGAAATATTAGCTTTATCTTCTGAGGAGTGTTTCGCTTGTTCAATAACATTGATGAACTATGCAACTTATTTACAATCTATGTGCGACAGAATAAATTCTGTTCTATCATACTCAAACGCTCTTTTAGATAGAGAGCTTTCAAAGGTATGGACTAATTACGACAAGTATATACCGGCAGAAGTAAAAAGGCAAATGATTGTAAAAGATAATAGCTATATGACCTTACTGGAAAAATGTAGATTGAGACTGAGTGCTGTAGAGTCAACAATGTCAGAGTCGTGTAAAGACATTAAAAGAAAGGTGAGTCTATATCAAGACTTTGCAAAGAAAAGAGGATTTAACCAATGAGTAAAACACAGCAAACAATGACGTTATCAAAAACTTTATCTAAAGTAAAGAGGTTTCTGTATGAAGGTTTAAAAAATGAGGATTGGAGTAAAGTATATAATGCGACCAACCTTATGTTTGGAAACAACGTTGAAGTCCCTGACGATAACGAGGTTGAATCTCTGCATGAGTTAAAGGCGGAAGTTGAAGCTTTGAGAACGAGGATTGAAAACATAGAAGGTCTTTTTAAATCAACAACACCTTCCGCGATTAGCCCTTATGAATCTGTAATATCGCCTTTATCAGAACGACCTATTAAATCAGAAGATGCCTACGACTTCACAGTAAAGAAAAAAAAAGAAGTTGAGACACAAAAAACTACGAATAAGTTTGAGTCAATAAATATTTCTGATAATGAAATAGAAGACGATCTATCATCTATAAATGACTCTGTAGAAAGAGTTCCTAGAAATAGGAGACCGTTCACTTTAGTAGATGTTACATGTGTAAACTGCAGCAAAAAATTACAGGTTAAGAGTGTGTTAGCTAGAGAAAATTATGTTTGCGATAGGTGTATATCGAGAAGGATAGGCTGATGTCTAAAGAAAGTTCGTTGTCGAATCCAGCTTCTGAAAGAGCTGTTTTAGCGGGTATTTGTCAGCACGGGGATGATGCTTGGGTGGATGTAGATTCTTTAATAGAAGAGTCTACATTCACCATTGATATTAATAAGGTTTTGTATAAATGCATAAAACATTCTATTAAAAATAAAAACAAGATAGACTTTTCTACGATACTTTCTTCTGCTCAAAGTCTGTCTCTTGGTGAGTATGTAAACTCTAAAGACAATCTAAAGCATATAAACGGAATTCTGTCAACCCCAATAAAGATTGACAATATTAGGTCTCACGCCCAAAAGATTAGGCGTCTGCAGTTCGCTAGACAAATACAAAGCGAGCTTAGAGACATATATAGAAGTTTAGACGCAATATCTGGAGACGAAAGTTTAAACAGCATACTGTCAATTGCTGAAAAGCCGATTCAAGATATTTGCCTCTCATATATAAAAGAGGATGACTCGTCGCCAAAGAAACTCGGTGACTCGATTGAGGATTATATAAATCATCTAATAAGCAATCCAAATAAAAGCCTTGGCATACCTAGTGGGTATCCATCGTATGACTCTGCTATTGGAGGGGGCTTCAGAAGAAAATGTGTAGACCTAATCTCGGCAAGACCAAAAGTTGGTAAAAGTTGTATTGCTGATAATATCGCTCTGCACATTTCTAAAAATCTGAACATTCCTGTTTTAATGTTAGACACGGAAATGAGCACTGAAGATCACTGGAACAGAATTCTAGCGAATATCAGTGGCGTATCAATAAATCAAATCGCAAACGGATCATTCTATAATGATGAAAATAAGGTTGTCGCGGTAAACAATGCTGTTGAAATTGTAAAGAAAATACCATATCACTATATTTCTATTGCTGGAAAACCTTTTGAAGAAACGCTGTCTATTGCTAGACGGTGGTTGTTAAAACACGTTGGCTACGATGAAAATGGCCGACTTAACGACTGTTTGATAATATACGACTATTTGAAGTTGATGACATCAGACAGTATAAATAATAATATGGCTGAGTTTCAAGTCCTTGGATTCCAAATAACAAATCTACACAACTTTTGCGTAGAGAACGATTGTCCATGCCTATCTTTTGTCCAGTTGAATAGAGATGGAATCACTAAAGAGTCAACTGACGCTGTTTCTGGTTCTGACAGGCTTATATGGCTATGTACAAGTTTTTCAATTTTCAAAAACAAAACAGACGAAGAGATAGCGACTGACGGCCCATCAAACGGTAATAAGAAGTTAATACCTATCGTAGCTAGACATGGACCAGGTATGGAAGATGGTGGATACATCTGTTTAAGAATGGTCGGTGAAAACGCCAAAATAACAGAAATAGGCACTATAAGAGAGATTAAGAAGAATGAAAAAAATAGATCAAAAGCATTCCCACCACCAGACGATTCATCAGGTGAGGATGAAGGCTATGGAGAAGATTTTTGATTTTCTTGATTTTTTTGAAGTCGATGGTTATTCAGAGATCTCAGGTTTGCTTGTTGGCAACTGCCCAATACATGATGGCGACAATCAATCAGCTTGGAATATAAACGTCAACAAAGACTCAGAACATTATGGCATGTGGTTTTGCAACACAAAGTTTTGTCATAAACAAAACGGTAGCGATGTAATATCACTTGTAAATACAATGCTTGACAAAAAGTTTAACAAGAAACACTCCTTTGTAGACGTTCTAAAATTTATAGAAAACTTCACAAAAGATGTCGTTGGCGTATTTACAAAATCTAACCAAGATAACTTTAACTCTATTATTGAGAAGAATAAAAAGGTTGCATTTCACACAAAATTTACTAGAGATGATATCAGAAAAAGGCTTAAAATACCAGCTAGATATTATTTAACTAGAGAGCCGAGTTTTTCTTCTGAAACGCTTGATCGTTTTGATGTTGGGTTGTGCGACGACGAAAGATCTGAAATGTTCAACAGGGTGGTTTTTCCAGTATACGACGAAACAAATACATATTTTGTTGGGTGTGTCGGAAGAACTGTTTCTGGAGACTCAATAAAATGGAAAAACAAGAAGGGATTCAATAAAGCAAACTATCTATACAACTATGGGTACGCAATAAAAGAATCAAGCGATACCATAATTATAGTTGAAGGTCAAGGCGATGTTATGAGGTTGCATGAAGCGGGAATAAACAACGTTGTTGGTCTGTTTGGGTGTCACCTTAGCGACTCTCAGGAGTTTCTACTGCAAAGGACTGGTGCGTTAAATATTGTGATAATGACTGACAACGATCATGCTGGCAACGAGTGTAGAGTAGATATAAGAAATAAATTGAAACATTTTTATAATATATACGATATAGTTCCAACAAAAAAAGATGTTGGAGAAATGACAGTAGAAGAAATAAACAGAGATATAAAACCAAAATTAAAAGGATTAATATGAGCACAGTCATAGTTGCAATATCTGGTCGTAAACAAAGTGGAAAAACAACATTGTTAAATTTTATGCATGGTCACGAAATGAAAAGGCATGAAGTTATTGACAAGTTCACGATATCTCCAGAAGGGAATTTAGTCGTAAACTGCATGTTTGAAGACGACAAGGGAAACGCTTTTGAAGAGATGGGTGTTTTAGACTTATTTCAAGACACAGAAATGTTCTATGAATATGCAAGTAATAATATATGGCCGTTTATAAAAGCTTATAATTTTGCTGATTCATTAAAAGAAATATGTGTTAATTTGTTTAACGTTCCGTATGAGTGTGTTTATGGAACAGACGAGCAAAAAAACACCACTATTCAACACTTATTGTGGGAAAATATGCCTGGTGTTATTACGCCTAGTAAGTTCTCTGAATTAACAGAGGCGATTAGAAAGCCATTGAATGATGTTGAGTGTCATTGGACTATGCTTTTAGATCCTGCTGGACCTAAAAATGGATTTTGGAGGTCGGCATTTGATAACGATGGCATTTTTGTTCATGAACCCGGACCAATGACTGCTCGTGAATTTATGCAATTTCTAGGCACGGATATAATGAGAAAAATATACGAGCCTATCTGGGTAAACAATTGTTTAAACAGAATCAAGTCCGATTCTCCTCCAATAGCTGTAATTGGCGACTGTCGATTTGTCAACGAAATTGAGGCTGTTAAAAATGCTGGCGGTAAAGTTGTAAGGCTAACTAGAAATATTAGCAACAACAACCATCAAAGTGAAAAAGACGCCGATAATTATGAAGGTTTTGACTTAGTTATTGATAATTCTCAAATGACCATAGACGAGTCGTGTGAGCAGTTACTATCATATTTAGAAAAGAACTCAATAACAAAGAGAATAAAAAAAATCGGAAGATTTGTAACAACCGCAAAGTAATTTTTAGAGACTAATTTATGATAACATGTTATTTAAGATCGTCAAGTCTGTCATGCCTAAGCATGTGTGAAATGAAATATTATTTTACATATGTATTAGGTATGAAAGATAAACAAAATAAAAAAGCCACTATGGGCACAATCATGCATAGAGTTCTTCAAGTTCTTGCGGACAAAAAACTTGCAAAGGACAATAAAAAGAAGAAGTTAAAGAATGACGACATTCAAGACTTTACTTTCGCTGAGTGTGACGACATTGAGCTTGTAACCAAAGTTTGCTTCGAGTATTACGCAGAGCAAGAAAAGTCTTTAGATCTTACAGATGCTGACCTAAGAACGTGTACCTCTTGGGTGTATAAAGCGTTGGCATATAAAAAAGGTGCGCTAGACCCACGAAACCAAAACGTGTTTGCGACAGAGAAATTCTTTGACATAGAGATAAAAAAAGACTGGGCGAAGTACGACTATAAAATTGGCGACGAAAATATATCTGGCTACTTATCAATAAAAGGAACTGTTGACTTAATAATACAAGAAGATGAAAAATATTTCCAGGTACTAGATTATAAGTCTGGTCGCAGACTGGATTGGGCAACAGGAAAAGAAAAGACTCAAGACGATTTACAAAAAGACCCGCAACTTCTTTTATATTACTACGCACTTAAAAATCTGTATCCAGATTGGTCATTCTATGTTAGTATTTACTATGTAAATGACGGCGGTTTGTTTGACATTGTTTTTGACGAAAAAGACTACGCAAAAGCAGAAAACATGCTCAGACAAAAGTTTGAATATATAAAAGCCGTAAAGCTTCCGAAACAAATATCAAATGATCAACAAAATTGGAAATGCACAAAGTTATGTAAATTTTCCGAAATAGACCAAGAATCTGGAAAAACAATTTGTCAGCACTTCCACGATATGATAAAATCCAAAGGTATAGATGCGGTAACTAGGGATCACGCCAATCTGAAAAAGATCACAAAATATCAAGATGGTGGTGGTAGAATAGCGAAGGATTAAGATGTTAAGAAATCATTCACATTACTCTCTTTTAATGTCAACTCAGAAACCAAAAGGCATTGCCGCGAAGTGTAAAAGTTTCGGCTATAGTCATGCTGGAATCTGTGATGTTGGTACTATAAGCGGTGTGGTGTCTTTTATTAAGGCTTGCAATGACAACAACCTAAAACCCATAATAGGTTCTGAAATAGTTTTAAAAGATGGATCTAGCCTGTCTTTGTTTTGCAAGAATAAAGATGCGTGGAATGACATGCTTGTTTTAATATCTAAATGCAATGATCCAGAAAATTATGATAATGGAGCTAAGATATCATTTGAAGACCTTATAGCCACGATAAATACAAAGAATTTCATATGTGTTGATGGATATATCGGAAGCTTCTTGTGCTCTAAGATAGTTAATCAGCAATCATATGGGCTAACATATCATGATATACACGACATATGGTGGGCAGAAAACACTGTTGACGGATCTAATAGTGGATATGATAAAGTAAAATCTCATATTCAGTATATGAAAAGTCTATTCAGTGATTCATATTTTATAGAACTTGAGCAATCAGAATCAGAATCTTTTCAAGTTAATAAGTTTTTATGTAAAATTCTTACAGACGTATGCTTGGAAATAGGATGTAAGATTATTCCAAATACATCTAGTTACTATTCTGATAGAAAAGACTCTTTAGACCATAGAGTTCTTTTATGCTCTAGATTAAAGACAACTATAAAAAATCTTCAATCAAAAATTGAAGAGTCGTCGCAGTTTGATCTTTTGAAGTTTATCAGAAGCAATGATCATTATATCAAACAGGTAAATGAAAATGACTTCGCAGACATATTATCTAAAATTGAAGACATAAACATACTGTCAAACCCAAGGCTTCCAAAATTTGATTGCCCAAATAACTATTCAGAAAATGAATATTTGAAACAGTTATGTAGGGATGGCTGGAAGAGATTGATAAACACAGGAGTTGATAAATCTAAACACGAAGAATACAAAAATAGAGTGTTGTACGAGCTTGATGTAATTCAAGAAGCAAATCTTGCTGGATACTTTTTGATAGTTCAAGATTATGTAAATCATTTTAGAAACCTTGGATATCTTATTGGTCCTGGCCGTGGAAGCGGTGCCGGCTCTTTAGTTTGCTATCTGATTGGAATTACTCTTGTTGACCCAATTCCATACGGATTGTTGTTTGAGAGGTTTTACAATAAAGGGCGAAACACAAAAGATCATATTTCTTTACCAGATATCGACGTTGACTTTCCTCCATCTATTAGAGAAGATGTAATATCTTATATAAAAACGAAGTATAGCGAGGAAAGAGTTTGTCAGATGTTAACATTTGGTCGCCTACAAGGGAAGTCGATTCTTAAAGAGGTGTTAAGAGTTAATGAGAGTTGTTCTCCAGACCAAATGAATAAAATTACTAAGTTCATACCAGACGAGGCCGAGATATCTGACCAACTTGAAAATATGGACCACCCATCTATACTAATGTGGTCACTCGAAAATATCAAAGAAAAGCTGTCAGACTATTGTTGGATTGATGAAGACGGTAATCTAAAAGGAGATTACGCAAAAGAATTTGAGCAAGCTATCAGACTTGAGGGCGTTTTTAAATCTCAAGGAAAACATGCTGCCGGAGTCGTTATATCATCAGAAAAACTTGACCAATCGTGCCCAATGGTAAAGGCGGCTAGAACTTCGGAAAAAATAGCTGGAATGGAAATGGCCGATCTAGAAGCTATTGGTTGCGTGAAGTTTGATATTCTTGGAGTTTCAGTATTAGAAAAAGTTCAAATGACGTGCGATGGAGAACGGGATTATGAGTAGATTTAAAAGATTGAATGTACCATATAGGTTTCTATCAATGTTTAACATCATTCATGATAAAGAGTATATTCAAATAGAGCCGTTTTTTAATAAAAACGGTTATTATTTAGACAGAGAAACTAATAAAACTTGGGTTGAGATAAATGGTACGGGATGGCTTTATTCAACGCCTGATTATTTTAAAGATCAATTAGAAACTAATTGTGGAAGTAATAGACTTTCTAATGAGAAATTTTCAATGCTGTCTGGACTTATTTCTAGTAAAATTATTGATTACAGAAAACATAAAGATTTATACAGAATGTATCTAATTCAGCACGCAAAAAGAGAACTTAGGATTTATTAAAATCTGATATTATTTTACACCAGTTTATAAATTCTTGATCAGTCATATTTTGTTTCATTATGTTTATTTTTTTATGAACCCATTGAATATTATCAATTGTATAACCTTTGTTTGAGTCTATCCTATCTAACGAGGCCGTAAAATTACCAGTAATATAATCATTGTTATTTTCTGGCATTGTTAATTCAACACCACTTATTTTACACTTACATTTTTGAATTAAAAACAAGTCATATATTTGTTCTTTTGATACTTCAAACTTTAGACATCTTATTTGTGCCGAGCTTTTTATAGAATTAAAATGACTACCGTTAATTAACTTGTATCCACTTGATCTTTTTGCTTCTACATATATTTTTTTTATTTTAACGCCAAGTCTTTTTAAATGTCTTAAAATTGTCGTATGACAAAAACCAAAGTATTTAGCTATGTCTGACGAACTATAGTTTTTATTATACATTTCCACTAATTCATTATCAAAGCTTCTATTCCAAACCTTTTTTCTAAAATTTTTATATCCACTCCTTATTAATAGTTTTTTGATAGTTTCTGTTGACACATTGAAATGCGATGCGGTTTTAATTAAAAGTTCATTATTTTTTTTATGATACTCGACAACCTCATCACAATTTAATGATTTTGACTTAATATGATTTTTTATATCAACACCGGCTTTTTTTAATATTTTAGATAAAGTATTTTCTGATATGTTATAAATTGTAGCAATTTGAAATATCAATTTACCTTGGTTATAAAGATTTATAATTTCTTCAATTGGTGCGTTACAAGAATTATATCTTAATTTTATATTGTTTTTATGTAATGTATTTAAAACGGAGTTTTTTGAAATATTCATTTCTTTAGCAATTGTTTTTACAGACTGGATTTTTTTAACATACCTATCTATAATCTGATTAGAATCGACAAGTGGAAATCTATACTCATAAACATTGTTTAGTTTTAATTGTTTTATAATTGTGGTCTTACTATATCCAGTAACCCTAGCTATTTCATTTATTGGCGTTTTATTTTCAAACATTCTTATTATTTCAGAATAATCTATTTTTTTCTGCACCGTCTGCTCCATTTTAAGTTAAATGATATAAGTTTACATATGTTATATACTCCAATCACTAAAAATAAGGGAAAATAATGAATTATCGCGATTTCATCTGCATCGATTTCGAGACCACTTCTAAATATTCTTCAACAACCCAACCAGTGCAGATTGCTGCTGTCGCCATTCATGGCAGAAAGTTGGAGATCAAACCTGGCACAGAGTTTCAGTCGCTAATAAGACCGATCTTCGATGAAGAGGAATGTAAGAGACTAAACTTAGATCCTCTAACTGATGACGCTATATCAAAACATGGCAAAACAAGAGAAATGTTGGAAAATGCACCAAGTCTTAAATCTGTTTGGCAGAATTTTACTCAATACTGTAAGCAGTTTAATACGGGTACTAGCAATTTTACAGCACCAATTGCGACTGGATACAATATAAAAAACTTCGATATGCCAATAGTCCAAAGGATTTGTGCTTCAGAGCCATACAAATACGGACCAGTAAATAAAGAGGGAAAGCAGGATTTATTCAGTATCATTACAAGTGTGGATATGTTTGATTTCATGTTCGCGTTTTTTGAAAACAATCAAGAAGTAAACTCTTTAAGTGCGGACAATTTAATTCGTGGATATATGGGATACTCTAAAGGCACCGCTCACGATGCCATGTCTGACGTAATGATGACAGCGGAGCTATTTTGCAGAACAATGCATATGATGCGGAGAGTTATGTCAAAGAATGACCTAAAGGGCGCATTTGCAAGAAAGAAAAACTCTAATGAGTAATTTAGACATTATAAATTGCAATTACAATGATCCTTATGTCTGGGATATGATAGGCGACGGCAGAGTAAAAGGTTGTTTTCAGATTGAAAGTTTTTTAGGTAAAGATTGGTGTAAAAAGTTAAAACCTAGGAATATAAACGAGTTAGCTGACTTGATTTCACTGATTCGCCCAGGATGCTTGTCTATGGCGCAGATCTATTGCGATAGAAGATCGAAAAAGGCTGAAATAGTAAGTCTTCATCCGCTAATAGACGATATTCTAAAAGACACGTTTGGTATCATTGTTTATCAAGAACAGTCCATGATGATTGCTCAAAAGTTGGCTGGATTCACTCTTGAGCAAGCTGATGATCTCAGAAAGGCGATTGGGAAGAAGAAAGCCGACCTCATGAAGAAGGTTAGAACTCAATTCATTGTGGGATGTATTGCCAACAATGTTCCAGAGTCAAAGGCTATTGAAATATTTGACATTATCGAATTATCGAATAGGTACTCTTTTAACAAATCACACGCCGTATGTTACGCATACAATTCATACTGGTCAGCTTATCTAAAATATCATAGACCAAGAAAGTTTTTAACAAACTGGCTTAAATTGGCTTGTGAAAAGGTAGACCCAGACGTAGAGGTAAAAGAAAACGTAATGTCTGCAAAGTCTGACGGTATAGACGTTTTTGGCCCTCATTATAAGTCGCTATCCGATGATTTCTTTTGGGACTCACAAAACAAAGGCGTGAGATTCGGAATATGCAATATCAAACATGTTGGCATGGTTCATTATGAACAAGTGAAAAATATAATTTCTGAGTTAAAAGATCCTACATGGACTGAACTATGCCTCTCGCTTCTAGATGTTAACAAGAGGTCGATTGAAAACATGATATCCGTTGGAGTATTTTCTGGGCTAAAAAAGACTAGAACAGAAATGCTTCACGAGCATTCGTGTTTATTAAATTTAACAGAAAATGAGATTTTAGCACTTAAAACGATCCTTGATAGAAACGCCCCAATAGTAGAAAATTTAAGAGCCTTTGTTTCTAAAGGAACTAAAAAAGACGGCGGTTTAATATCGACGAAAGGTAGACTGTCTAAGATTGAAGATATAATAACGAGAATGTTAAACCCTGGTAGATGTCTTAAAGATAACCCTTCGGTATATTCTAGGTTAGAGTCTGACTTATTGGGATGTTCTATATATCATTCAGAACTATCATCATCGGCAGACGCTGTATATGCTAATACGACCTGTTCAGAAATAGCTGACGGCAAATTGTCTAAATCGACACTAGCGGCTATAATAAAAAGGATAAGGGTCCATAGAACTAAGAAAGGCGATGACATGTGTTTTCTAACAATAGAAGATAATTCTGGAGAATTAGAAAATGTTGTTATTTTCACTGAGTTGTATGGCCAAAACAAAGATATAATTTATCAGGATTCAACTGTCTTGATAACTGGCGAAATAAAGGACAAGGAAAGAAGATCTTTCATAGTCGAGAGTATCTTTCAAATATAGAATCGAGGAATCAATGGAACTAGAAAAAATAATAGAACAGAACAAAAACTTGATCAAGAATATAGCTAGGAAGTATTTTGTAAAAAATTCTGTTTTTTCCATAGAAGATTTAGAGCAGGTTGGTTATTTAAGTTTAACAAAAAATTATAAAAAATACGATCCTCAAAGAGCTAGTATAACAACTTTCATAACGGTGTGCGTTAAGAACGATATCATAAAATACATAAAGAAGCAGAAGATCAAAAAACAACCTCAGTATAAAATGGGTGAAGCGTCTTATGTTCAAAATGATTTGATCGGTGATATAACGCCAAGTGATCCAGATATAAAAAATATTATAGAGATGAAGTCTCATGGATTCTCGATAAGAGAAATATCTGATAAAACTAATAAATCTGAAAAACAAATTAGAAGACTTATTAAAAAAATAAGAGCGTTAAATGAATAGAAAAAAAAGAGTTTTATTTCTCACCGAAGCGACATATCTGAATACTGGATATGCCACGTACTCTAAAAATATAATTGATAGCCTATTTAATACCGGCAAATATGAAATAGCTGAGTTTTCCATATACGGGTCTGAGGAAGATCCGCGTAGAAGTACAATAAAATGGAAAAACTATCCAAACATACCAAAGCCGACAAACAGTATAGATCTAGAGACGTATAATTCTAACCCATCAAATCAGTTTGGTGAGTGGCGATTTGAGAGAGTTTGTGTTGATTTTAAGCCGGATGTAGTGTTGTGCATAAGAGACTTCTGGATGGACGCCTTTGTTTACAAGTCTCCATTCAGAAGAATATTTAAATGGGTGTGGATGCCAACTGTAGACGGATCTCCACAGAATGAAGAATGGGTGGACTGCTTCTGCAATGCAGATGGTATAATAACCTACTCTGATTGGGCCTACAACGTTCTGAAAGAACAGTCTGGTGATTCTATCAAATATATAGGAACAGCATCACCAACAGCGTCTGAGCACTTTTATCCAATGGATAAGACTGCTATACGCAAGGAGTTTGGTTTAGACCCTAACTCCAAAATAATTGGCACTGTAATGAGAAACCAGCGAAGAAAGTTATTTCCGGTATTATTCAAAGCCTTTTCGTCATATCTCAAAATGACTGGCGATAAAAATACTTTCCTTTACTGTCACACCTCGTACCCAGATAACGGCTGGGATCTTGGAAATTTGTTGCTGGAAAACGAAATATCTACGAGAGTGTTATTTTCATATATCTGCTCTAAATGCGGGTCGTTGGAGGTGTCAAAATTTAACGACGCTATAAAATGTTGTGATAGATGTAGATCTTTTAATTCAACACCATCAAATGTAGCAAACGGTGTTCCAGATTCAATACTAGCAAAAATTTACAACACGTTTGATTTATATATACAGTGCTCAAACTCTGAAGGTTTTGGTGTTCCTCAAGTTGAAGCGGCTGCTTGTGGCGTACCAGTAGCTTGCACAAAATATTCAGCTATGGAAGACGTAATACAGAAGCTTTCAGCCTTCCCAATTAATCTAGATGGAAAGTATAAAGAGCTTGAGACTGGGTGCGACAGAGCAGTTCCATCTGTAGATTCTATGGTAGAAATATTTAACAAGTTTTTCTCTTGCTCGGATGAGGATAAAGCTTGTATTAGAGAAAAAGTAAGATCGCAATTTTTGCAAAACTATTCAGTAGATAAATCATCTTCTATTTGGCAACAAGCTATAGACTCTCTTGAGTTTGCTGACTGGTCGATTCCAAAAAGTATAAAATCTGAAACATCTTTTGCTCACAGCGAAATGACAAACTCTAGCTTTATTGATTTTTGCTGCAATAACTATCTTATTGGCGAGCATATGCACAGAAGCCACAAAATTAGAAGTCTAAAAAGAGATTTAAACTTTTCTTCGTATAGACCGTCAAAAGATGGTATTTTTAGCACGGAAAGCTCTTTGTTTGGAAAGTCTAACCCAGTAACTCTTAATAGGGATAAGGTTTTAGAAACTTTCATATCTTTGGCGAAAAATTCTAACTTTTGGGAAAATGTAAGATCTGGTATTATAACATTGGAGAGAGAGTCATGGTTGAGATAGGAACATTCTGTAGTCAGTGCGTTTTTTTTAATTCTGGATCTTGCCATCTTGGATTGATTGATAGGTGGAAAGACTTAGGTAATGTAAAAAATTCTTCAGACTCAGAAACTGTGATAAATAGAATATGCATGTATAGAAGAGAGTTGGACTGGAAAAAAGAGTTGAGTATTGAAGATAAAGTGAGTCGCGTTAAGAGTGATGTTTACATCAAAGGATCAGTAATAGTTCTTTGTAAGAATAATGATTTATCGGGATTAGATAAAACTTTATCAAGCTTAAAAACCGTTCATAGAATTGAAAATTTCTTTCCTGTTGTAATAGCGGATAATAGCTCTACTTTAGAATCTGTAGTTAATGTTGTTAAAAAATACTTCAAGAAATTCAAAGCTATGATTTCTTTAGAAGATAAAACAACAAGCGGAATGGTAGATCAAGCGTTTAGAAATGTAAAAAACGGATTTATTTTTGTGTTAAACGCATCTAAAAGTTTTGACAGAGATGTCTTTGATAAAATCAATACGATGGTAAATATAGATCTTAAAAAATTTGTTTATTTACAGTCTGAAGACAACGATTTTCATCAATGTGTTTTTGTTGCCGCTGTTTATAAATCGCTTGGTGGTAATAAAGAGTTTGGGTTTGAAGAAAAGATGTCTAAGTTCGATAGCGATAAACTAGATTAATAAACAAGCTATAGAGAGATACAATGAAAAATGTCCTTGTCTGTATTTTACTACGCAATACATTTGATAAAGATCGCGTGTCAGATATCATATCAAAAACCAAGTCTGATGCGTATAATGTAAAAACTGTCCTATTTGATATGACAGACGATGAAATTAGATCCGAAGAATATTTATCAGTAGACATTATTAGAGTTGAGGATAAGACTCAAAAGGGTGTCGAGAGCCATGTGTTAGAACTAATTAAAAAGCACGATGCGTTCTGTTTTACTAAAATAGAGTGTTCTCAATACACCAACGTTGAGCCTATAGACGGATATATTGACATGTTTAATTTAGACATGTTTGATGACCAAAATATTGGATGTATATTCTCAGACAATTATGTCGATGGTGTTATAAAACACAAGAAGTCGTTTCCAATAGAGCTGGACAAGAGTAGAGATATATACTTTTTAAGTTCTCTTTCTTTTACTGAAAATTGGTCTGAATCTAGAGATATCGAAGACGATATAATCTCATCAACAATTTCAAGATATTTACCAATACCAACATATAAGATTTAATATGAGCAAAAAGCAAAATACAAATAAATTGACTTTTATCATACTATCTGCTGGTGGTGCTAGTAAAGGACTGCCAAAAAGTCTGATAAATATAGACGACTTTAAATTGATTGACTATCAAACATCTTTGATTAAGAAGTCGTATCCTTCTGCTGAAATATTGCTGGTCTGCGGCTTCGACTCGAAGAGGGTTGTGAAATATATACATTCGTCAAGCGTATGCAGCCACATTAGGGTTATTGACAACACCAACTTTAAAACTACATCGTCGCTGCACAGTTTAAAACTTGCAGTAAATAGCATGTGTGAGTCAAGTATATTTGTTATACATGGAGATAGAATACTAAATAACGAGGCTATACAAATCAATGATATTGATGTTCCATTTGTTGTGATAGATAGAAATAATCAAAACAAAGAGTGTGTTGGAATTGCTTATCAAGACGACTACCTAAGAAATATGTCTTACGGCCTTAAAACAAAATGGGCTGGTTTATTTTATGTTCCACAATCTATCTTTTATCCAATAAGAGATTGCTGTAATACACTAAAGTCAAACTCAAATATATATGAACTCATAAATATGATTAATGAGTCACATCAATTTCGAACATATGATAACAAAAATATAAAGATAAGAGAAGTATGAGAGTTTTAGTAATAAATAATAAAAACAACGATCTAAAATTTACAAATTTGGTGTGCCACACCATGAACGATGTTTCAAAAACATATCCAGAGGTTGTGGTTGGTTTTGTAAATAATTCAGTATCAGATAAAGATATTTCGGATTTTTCTCCGTCTGTAATAATACATAACGACGATTTTGGAATATATGATAAGTATTTCAATATCCTCATTAGAACCGGCAACAGTGTAATAAAGCCGATTAACGAAAATAGACCTATATTTAATCTTGATGATGTACATCCATTTATCACGCTGCACAGAAAAGATTTTTACGACGAAAGATATGCGTGTGACGCATCCTATGTCGGCAAATGCTCAGAAGTTTTAAATGTTGCTAAACTATTCAATTCTAAGAATCTTAACTTAAAAGTTTTCGGTACATATGATATAAAGATATCAAATTTTTGCGGCGGTATATTTAATTTGTACAAAACGTTTAAAATGTCTAAAGTTTCATTTGTGAATAATGTTCAGCGATTATACGATTGTGTATATAATGATGGTAGACCAATATTATTGGATACCAGCAAACCCATTCCAGATTTTACTTCTCCATTAGAACTATACGATGGAACCAACATTAAAAGTAAAAACGATCTAATAAAATCTGACACCAACTTCGATAGAATGTCTAAGATATTAAGCGACTCTGGTTTATCCAGTTTTTCTAAATTAGTATCTTCAGCTAAAAAAGAGTTTACTTAATGAAAACATTAGTCATAACAGAGCATTTGGGATTCTCTGAAAAAAATTACATAATATTTTCCGAGATCAATAAAATAGTAAGTAGTTCGCTTGATGATGTGTCTGTAGCTCCTATAGACCTCAGCAACAAACTTATGGATTTGAACTTCGCTGTCTTGAACGTCTCAGAACTTAGCTCGTTTCAGAACGGCCTAATAATAGGGACAACAGTTAATCACGCTATAGAGATGGCTTCTGTTTATACCAGCTCAAAAAAATTAATATATCTATGGGAACTAGACTGGCTTTTTAATAATTATGATTATGAAAAAGTTTATGACGCACTTACAAACAAAAAAATACAACTTATAACGAGATCTGAAGAGCATAGAAAAGCAGTAAAAATACTATGCGGAAGAGAATCGTCTGTTTTACAAGAATTTGAATTGGAGAAAATATGGACTTTGCTAGAATAAACAAAGACAAACTGATAGACCTGTATGTTCGCCAGAAAATGAGTAGCTATGAAATAGCAAATATTTTTAATACAAACTCTACAAAAATATTGAGAGCCTTAACATTCTTAGGTATCAATCGTAGAGGCTACAGCGAGGCACAGACTCATTCTCTTGAGAAGGGGCGGTCTTCTCACCCAACGAAGGGTAGGCCGCTAAACACGGCTCATAAAGAAAAGATTGGTCACGCCAGAATGAAGGCTTGGGCAAATATGAGTGGTGAAGAGCGTATGGAAATGAGTCGAATCAACAAAGAAAAATGGGACGCAATGAGCGAGTCTGAAAAAGAAGAGCTTAGAAGCCTCGCGTTGCAGGCTGTCAGAGAAGCCAGTCAAAGCGGCTCTAAGACAGAAAGACATATCAAGAACGGTTTAGAAGCCAATGGATACACTGTGGAATTTCATAAAACAGGTCTTGTTTCTCACTCTACACTCGAAGTCGACTTGTTTTTGCCAGAGTTAAAAACTGCTATAGAGATTGACGGACCTGGACATTTCTCACCAATATGGGGTGAAGAAAAAATGAGGAAACAACAGAGTGCTGATAATGTTAAGCAGGGTATCTTGATGGATGCTGGTTATGTTGTTATAAGAATTCGGCAGCTTGACAAGACTGTATCATTGACGAGAATGAACATGTTGCTTAAAGTAATACTAGAGGAAATTGCCAAAATACAAACCAAGTTTCCAGAAAAGTCAAAAAGATTAATAGAGATAGAGGTTAAAAATGGAGAATCTAGAAGAATCTAATCAAGTGCCAGACAGGCTTTCGCCAGAATGGCATGACTATGTAATGTCTCATTTTAAAGAATATGAGATGTTTGATGGTTATCCGACAACGGCTGGTTTGAGAAGGGTGTGTGAACTTTTGATAGGACCAATAACTAAGAGCGGACCTTCTACAGTGTTTCCAGTTCAAGGAAATGGCTTAGGAAGAGCGACTGTAGTATATACAATATCTGTTGTTAATCAGTTGTCTGACAGCTTTGCTCAAACTCTCGAATATTCAGACGTTGCCGACGCATGGGAAGGAAACACTGATGATATATTCTGTGCTCATGCTGTAGCTACAGCATCGACGAGAGCGGAAGGTAGAGCTTTAAGAAAATTATTAAAATTACGAACACTTGCTGCCGAAGAGATCTGCAAAAAGGATATATCAAAGTATATAGCTAACGAAGAGCGAGAGTCTACATCGGAAGAAAGGATCACAAAAGATCAAATTAATTTCATTAACATGAAGTGTAAAAAACTTGATATTGACGTTATTAATTTCATAAATTCTGGATCTGAACAGTATAAAAGCGTTTATTCAATTCAAAGAGAGACTGCTGCTAAGATGATTAAGAAGCTGCAATCTATCGACAGAGATGGCGATATTGACGAAAAATTAAAGGGTTATAAAGAAGATTGGAATAAATAATGAAGTTGACATACACAACAAAAGACGGGCGAATCACTGTAGAGCTAGAAGCTGCTAACGATAAAGAAATGTTTAGAAAGTTAGCAAGATTTCAGGAGATTTATGAGGATACTCCGGCAGCAGATATCAACGGTAAGCGAGTTGAGGGCGGAGATATAGTTTATAGAGCGCGTAAGTCAAAATATCTAGACAAGAAAACAAATAAAGAAAAAGACGCTGAATATTTTGAAAGAGTCGTTGTGTCTGGACCGTTAACTCTATTTAAAAAAGGGTACGGAGTTCTTGACGATCAAACAGATAATCTTTTCCCGAAAAGAATGTCAAGGGATGAAGAAAATTACAACAAGTATATACATGGATATAATGGTTGGATGAAATGGGATGGAGGCACGAAAGAGGATTAATTATATACTAAGTTGTTTGCCCCGTAGATTTTATCTGCGGGGTTTTATTTTATCTTTATATGACCTATTCCGCCCCATCCGCAGCCAACAACTTTCTCTGATACTCTCCACCCATTATTTTCAGCCTCAGACACAGCTTCTTTCCATATTACATCCGCGTGGCAGTCACACATCTCATGATATACCGCGTCTGTATGATCATGAAAAAAGATAGATCTAGGATCTAACGACTTGGCAAACTCCCAGTCTAATCGCGTTCCATCTTCACTGTGATCACCGTCTATAAACACCACGTCGTATGGGCCGAGAGACCTAAGTTTGTTTTGAATTTCAACGTCATGACTGCTGCCAATAATTAGATTTTCATATGAGTTTTCTTCAGTTGGATTTATATCAACGCTAATTATATTCGCTATCTGAGGTAGCAATCTCTTTATATGGTATTCAAGTCCGCCATTTCTAGAGCCTATTATTAATATGCTGTTATACTGACTTATTTCATTTATGAACCACTCGAACTCTCTTTTATGCTGCTCTATTTTCGGACCAACCTTATACCTTCTTGATTCCCACTCTAACTGTTTATGTATAATCGCTTTCATTAGTGAGTCATCATATTGCCTTAGCCAAGGCGAGTTATCTTCAAATACACAATAAGCATTATTTGGAGAGCAGTGGTCTCCAGGCCATGATTCAGTTCCGCCATATTTCAACTGAAATGGCTTTAGTATTCCTTTATTGTCGAACATGGATTGTGTTCTAAAATTATAGAAAGTTCCGCTATAATGCCATTTATGTTTAGGTGTTAATGGGCGAAAACCAAAAGTTCTAAAACTTCCTACAAAGTCATAGCCTTCTTGCATTTTCTCTACAGTTTCATCCAAGTTAAATGAGACTGTTTCATACATAAATTCTGACCACAACCTTACAGCTAGTGAGTTTCGCGTATGAGATCTTTGCCCTTTTGCATGTCCATATATTGTTATACTGTCTCCAGTATCTACCAACTTTTGAAATGCAGGAATAGTGGTAGATAGCTCGCCAAACATTTGCCCGCTAACATTTAAGTCGCCACTTGATTTCACATTTTTGTTTATAATATAATCGATATCATTTTGCGAAAAATAATCAATCACAGCTTGTGGAGAATCGGTTGTTTCATCATAGACAATTCCTATTATTTTTTTTCCATTGATGTTTGGTATTAAGTCTAATACTCTATCCGCGTGCCACTCCCAAGACCCCTTGACTGGCCAAAAGTGCCAAACGAGATTAAATATTGGCTTGTCTTTAAACGGTTTTGGGTTTGGCTTTAGTTTTGATATAGATTTAAACAAATTGTTTTGTTCGTTTGTTGGTCTGTTACTTACAACTATTTGGTGAGCATTACTTTGAGCAGCCGCAGGATTTGCTCTTTTCACTGCGGCTTTGTATTTTTTTGGCTCTACCTCTATACTAGAAGAAACTGCTGAGTCAAACCACTCCTCTATCTGTTTCTTTAGCAACCCAGTTTTTAAGTATTGGTCTGTTAATATACCTATCTTGTAAAAGATGTTGTTTGTATTCGAATACGCCCTACTACTGATTTTATCAACCATTTCACCTTTTACTGCTATAGCCTCGTTTTTAGTCATACCGTTTAACGATTGAATGTCTCTCTTACATTCTTCACAAGGAATATCAACTCCAGTTTTTTGCTTTATTATTTCTGATAGTTTGTCTCCTATGTTTGATTTTTGGACATATGTAGAACAAAAACCATCCGGATTAAATTTTGGGTTTTCTGGTTTTGTTGCTCCTAATTGACCGTTTTCCCAAGCGTTCCAGAAACTTAAACCGCAATCGAGAGTGTTGTCAACACCTTTACATTTATCAAATTTTTTTTGCCCCTTAATCATTTTGTGTCTGTTACAATATCCAGCTATTGGGCATTCACACTCTTTATTCATTTTATTTCCTATTCTAGTACAGTAATCGTTATCGAGGTGCTAGGGTCTGATGTTCCAGGGCAGCATCCAATACCACCACCAAGATTTCCACTAAAATCTATATTAAATGGGTCGCATGAAATAGATGAAGAGGTTCCAGTATAAGTGCAAACGCCATAATCTACAGTTATTACCCATTGATTAGATCCATTACAAGAGAATGAAACTTCTAAAAGCTGTCCGCAAAAATATACACTTCCATCCCAGACAGCAGATGTTGTGCTAATAATTGGAACAACAGTTGTCGTCCCAGCACAACCAGAACACCCCATAGTTATTTCAGCGAACAACGTTTTTGGTATTGTCCGAGGACAGCATCCAGTTGATACACTTCCACAACTATCTCCGCACCAAGAACACTCTATTGTTATATACCACTCGTCTCCATTTGTATCAAAAAAGTTCCAAAACTTAAATGGGCTTGGACAATTACCTTCTTGTGACAAGTTAACTTTACTTATAGTCGATGTTGGAGTAACAGAGTCTGGAGGTATAAGCTCCAATTCACAACATCTGTCTGTTATAATCCTGAGTAAATTTGAATGCAAAGATAATGAATTTAAAGATGTCAATTTTATTTTTATAATTCCTTGATTGACGCCAGTACCAGTATATTTAGCTTCTAGGTTCGAGTTAAAAAATGTGTCTAGTGTTGTTGTAGACGGTCTGCCACTTACAGACCCTAACGTAATCCATGCTGAAGAAACCCAATCATACGCTTCAAATACAACATATGAGTCTTCGTTGTGTGATCTACCAATCCATTTTAAACTTAAACCTTTTCTATCTTCCGAGTCGAATTCATAAATAACAGACGAAGTGTTTGACGCTGAGGTTATCTCGTGTTCGTACTCATCAGAATAAAATAAAGCCCCTCCTATGGTGCATGGAGAATATGGTTGTTCTGTACCAGCAACAATTGTTCTAGAGTATGGAACAATTTCGTTTCCACCTTTTAGTTCTACAGACCATCCTGAGCTGCTCCAGACAGCTTTATAATCTCCTTCGTAGAAACCAGTTATTCCGCAGTCATCATAAGGTGTCTTAATAAGTTCCGCGCAAGCCAACTCGTTTGAACCAATCAACTGTAAAGACCCACCATTAGGTATTTTCCATATAGACATACACAAGCATCTGCACATGCATTTGCATCCGGAGCACTTTATCAAATTGAATATATCTAGCGAATTTGGGATAGAGATTGTTAATGTCCTGCCAGACCCAAGATCCCACTCTCCACCGAATTCAACACAAGCTTTTGTTTTCATGCCGTATTTACATTGGTAATCACTGGCTTGTTGTGTGTGGTCTATTAAAGATTGTCCATTAAGACTAAGGCTCGATATATTCCATTTTAAATAACATAGTGAATCGACAACCTCTAATCCGATAGTCATTGAGGCTGATTGGTTATCTATCGCAACGTTTCCAACAAATTGAACAACGCCACCGCTTCCGGTTGAACAAGTTCTTGTAAAAAAGAAAGACGAAGACCCATAAGAGTCCAATATAGAAACGCATAAAAATCTTGGTATACACTTGCAGCAATACTGTTGTACTGCTATAATTTCGCTTGTAGCAGCCTCACTGTCGTGCGGCGGACTCCAACAACCACCACAGCAACAAGAGCCACAAGAAGATCCTTTTGATTTCGCCATTTTATTCCTCGCAAACAATAGAAGGACAGCAAAGACTTAGTATGTTCCAGTATCTTTGTGGTGGATCATAAGATCCAGCAAAATGTAAACCAGCAGCTTCTTCATCGACATACATAAGAACAGCCTTACCTTTTCTTCCAGTTAGATCGACATTTGGCTCATTTAAAAAACACCCATCGGTGTCGTAGACATATACGGCCTCGCCTTCTAAAATACTTCCATAAGGAACACCATTAAAAGTCCTTTGCCTTATTTCTACCAAAGCGGATCTTGTTGTAGGATCGCTACTTACTATGATAAAACTAATTATTTGTAAAGGTTCTCCAATGGCAGTCCAAACTTTTCTACTATCATCCCATCTGATATCAACAGGGCCAGATTTCCATAAAGATGGGTTTCTAAATGCATCTGGATGAAACTCCCCACTAGCAGTTCCAGACGGAACTGGATTATCATTTGTATCATACCCCCAACCAGTCAATATTAAAGGAGCTTTTAAACCTACAGACCTATTTATAACGTTTTCGCTATACCCTTTTGAAGCTAGTTCTTTATATATAGAAAGATCTTGATAACTACCGTTACCAACAGATGTGAACGTATTTGATAAAGCGATATTATGTCCGCTTTCAAAAAAAACGTCTGTTTCAAAAAATTCTCCTGACGAGAAAATATTGTTTGGGTTGAATGGGTTTAAACTATTTGAGTTTATACCACTGTTTGTTGGTTTTTCCCAATATGGAAGCGATGCATGAGCTTCACCAGTGTTGTGTACAATAAAAGGACAAAATATTCCATCAAGACTAACAAGCCCAATATTTTCAAAGTCATTCCCAATAGAATTCATTGCCGTTTGCACGGTGCATATACCAACCTCAACAACACCAATATTCTTTTGATCTAAGATGTTTTCAGGGGTTAAGCCCTTGACTGGGCTAGAGCTGTCTTTTAATATTATCGTCTGTGTAGAAACGCGGCCAGTTATAACTGCGTGCGTCGGATTGAGATTAGTAGAGGAGTTTCTGTTATCCATTATTTATTGATCCTAGAAAATTTCTGGGAGAATTTATTTAACCTGCGTACAATATACTCGTTTGCTCTACCAAATTTTGGAGCGAATGTTTTCATATTATACTGAGTTTCAACACGACTTGCTGATATAGAAACTGAAATGTCAGAAACTAAAGGACCGTTTTCAACCAACGACTTACCTAAGTTCGTTATCTTTGGATAACCAGGAATTGTAACGCTAGCTTGCTCAGTGAAAAGATAGTCAAAGTTTGCTACACTATTTGCCAGCAACTGCCCAGCCAAGTCCATCCCCGCGTATCCAGACGTTAGCGTTAAATCAACACCGTTTATATTTATATCCACCGGAAGAACATAATTTTCTGGAACAAGGTCTGTTATTTGTTCATATTCTATTTTTACTCCGTATGGAACATTTGTCTGTGTAGTCCAGGGTCCATAAACATACCTGTTTGACTGTTGTGGTATTCCAAATGATTTTGGAGGAATAACCACTGGAAATGGAGCCAATGAGTCGGCATTATATCCACTATCTATAGATTTCTTAGAGTTGGTTGCCCCATCGCAATTACCAACAAGATCTTCTACGTAGTATTCTGGAGAAGTATTAAACACCGCGAGATGTTCTAAAGCAGCCACCACTCTTGGTGGAAAGACACGATTTGTCGTGACAAGAGCAAAAGGAGTGCAACCAAAACCATTTTCGTCTATTCTAAGATTTATCAAATACTCTATACTTGAAACTATTTGAGGTCGTAGGTTTATTCTATCTTTACTGGCTTCGTACAACGGAATTGACAGTAAAGAGTAAGTTATTAAGTACGGGTTTGGAATAAGCAGATATTCTTGATTAACATTTATAGGAACTGAGTTTAAAGTGTCGAAACCTCTGAACTGTGTTACAATTTCATCCTTAGAAAATTCGCTCATGTCGTAGTTTGATATTGACGGCAAATTATATGATAAAACAGACGACGATGGGCCAGACGGCAACTCTAAAACATTGAAAACTGCTTTATAGTTTGCGTATGCAGAAACTCTACCATTATTTACGAACTTTCCATTTGGTGCTTCATAGTCATAATAATTTGGTGGGTCTAAATATGCGTCACTTGATATATCCCAACTCTTTATGAATGAATTCACTGGGGCTTGATCTTCTGAGTCGGACTTCACAGAGAAAGCAGGCATTTTAACAGCATAAGATTTTCCATAATGGTCTTGACCAATTTTAGATATTTTCTCGTGAAGCGACTTCATGAAAAACTCATACGCACCAACTTGATCAGAACCGCAAGAAGGCTCTTGATAAACATTAGAAGATGAAGTATTATACTTTAGCGAGTAATGTAGCCCGGCATTGTTAAGTGCTACTCCGGCGTATGTAAAATCTCCATTCTCTGTGAATAGAGGCATTTTTGCTGAATTGGTTGTACTTGAGAAAAAAGACTCTATAGCATAAACTTTTCCATACTTGTTATACATCATAAATTCTAACCAAGACTCATATCCAGCCATCGCGTGTCTTAATTCTCTTAGGCTGCAAGGGTAAATCCCATTGAACATTGCACCTTTGCTGTCGCCATAACTGCCTATAGTTGTGTTTCCAGAAATATCAAACGTGTCAATTAATATAAAGTCTAGATATTCATATGGACCCCACAGAAAAGGAGTTATTACAGGAACATTCCTGATATTAGAATCTTCTGTTAGATTTAATCTTCCGGCTATATTTATCTCGCCCCAATAACAGTAAACATCTGGAGATATGTCAGAATCTGAAGGTGGCGACGTTGAACATGTGCTACCAGTTATTTCTGGCGGTTTGTCATTATTAGGTAATGTTGATATGTAATTTATTCTTGATTGATATCCACCAGTTATATACTTTGCACCAACAGCGTTTTCAGTCAAAGATATTTCTATGTTTGTAGATGAATATCTTTCTTTACTGTCTAAAGATATGTCTTCTACTGGGTAGTTACCACCATACGGCATGGATGCTACTGGTGGTCCGTCTGGGTGCAACGCGCCACTAACACCTATGTCTAGAGGAAGGTCTTTAGTTTGACCAAATCCACCAAGTTTATCTGAAGCTTCTTTTGTTATTACATCTCTAGACAAAGGAAATTTAATAGAGCTAAACGTGTTTCTATTTTGAGTCAATATTACTATCTGGCCACCGTAGATGGTGTTAGAGTATGTAAGATTTGGTGTTGTCGTTGATATATGACCAGAGGAAAAGTATTGACTGCCTTCGGTTGACGGTTTTAGTAAATCTACATAAAATATATGATTAGCCGCCTCGCAAACGTCTGCAACAAACTGCATTAAGTCTGTCGGTCTAACCCTGAAGTCATTCGGTATAAAAGCCGCTATCTGGTTTAGAAAGCTAAGAATGTCAAAATTGTAGGCATAGGCTTTATTTCCGCTTAGAGTATATGAATTAGATCCATACACAATGTTGCCTCCGAGTGTTGGTGTCAGCGAAGCGTCTCCATTTAACAAGGCGTTTATAGCATTCGCAAATAGGTCAATCCTAATGCCATCGCTATTTACAGCAGATCTTCCAAAGCCAGCCCCAGTCGCACCAAACGAATCATTTTCGTAGACCCCAAAAACATTTTGAACATTAAACACGTTCGACGGAGAAAGATTATTATTATAATTACCGAAATCTAAACATGTTGGTACATTTGGGCCATAAGCCTCAAGAGCACCTCCGTATCCTGGGTATACGTCTGTTATAACGCTGCACGATGACAATAAAATAGTTGGAGACTGAATTACTGCGGTATAAATTTTTGAGTCGCTTACAGATCGAGATACAGTTTTTAATATACCATAAAACCTGAATATCGGCACATTGTTATTTGAGACTATTTCAAAATATTTAGGACTTCCAACAACAGCCTCTTCCGACAAATATTGACCATCTGATTGAATTAAGTTTATAGTGCATTGACCACCCTGTTGATCCCAGCTAGAATTACAGTTAAAATCAACAACAGTCAACCCAAGAAAAGTTTGTTCGCCAATATCAATTGTCGAAGCAGACTCGCCATAATTTAGGTATGTTAATGCTGGCATTGATGTGCTCAATGCAGCCGATCCACCATTAACGCCACTACCAGAAGGCTCAGATCCACCAGGTGTTATTCCCATTTAATATTCTCCTAATAGTTGTTTATAAGGCTTGGGCCTTCATAAGTCCACTCTACAGTATATGAGTATTGTCCATTTTTTGGATTCCAAGACTCTGATGGTGCAGAATAATACACTTTTGTTCCGACTGGTTTGTATAAATCATATATTGTTTGCAAATCAGAATATGCTGGTTTTACCATAGATGATCCACTAGGAGCCATGCTAGCATTAAGCTGTAAGGTTCTCTTATATTCAGACCTAGAATTAACATATTGAATTATAGGTTGACTTCTTCCTATTACAGGAATAATATTTATGATTTGTCCAGGATAAATATCAGATATTGTTATTTCTTCCGATAAAGCTCCTGATATCAAATTTGGAGGTCTATTATCATAAGAATAATTGTACGAAATAGTTCCTTCCTGATAGTTTTTTCCTACACTTTTTGATAATTCAACAGTGTTTAATGAATACGCCCCGCCATAATATGAATTTGCTCTAGAGTATATAACACCTGAAATTGAATTCCAATAGTTGTTTGCATTAACGTAGCTGTTTGCCGATCTATCTAATACTCCAGATGAATTTAATCCTTTTATTGTTCCGTTGATTTGAACCTTTGTTAAAGACCCTAGATCATTATCAATAGTTATTGAAACAGTCTCTGTCGCTAGCTGTCCAGAAGGAACAAGAGAAAATTCTTCTTCTATAGAATATGTTCCGTTGAAAGAATTTATATTCTCTACAACTTTTCTATCAACAACAGTCAATCCTGTAGACAACCCTAAATATCCAGACGGCATATTCGAATAACCAAGACCTATAACGTTGTGGACATAACCACTCGCTTGTTGAATTGGCGTGCTGGCCAATGTTCCATTGTTATAAACCCTTTGACCAACAGCAGAAGCAGAATGAGTAACTCTATATACTTTCTTTTGATCCTGTATATTTCCAGACGTAGCTGTATAACCACCATCTTCATTAAAAGACCACGAATTCTGTGCGTCTGATATGTAATATTGAAACGAGTCTTCAGAAGAGTTACTGGAAAATAAACTATTGGAAGACTCAATGAATCTATTAGTTTTTAAAGTGGCTGTATATCCGCAGACGTTTGTCCATCTAGATTTGTCATCAAATTCTAAAGAATCTAACTCGCAATAAGCTTTAATACCTCTGTCTTGGTTAAACCCAGTTATTTCTAACTTTATTCCAGACCCAGATGAAACCCCACTTGAAATAACATTCCTAAGAAACTCTTGTTTTTTCATTATAGACGTTAAATACGCTTCTGGCGTTATTGACGTATTTATAGGATCATCATCTGGAGAATAAGTGCTGTAGTGAACTCCTGTAGAATTTATTACTGAAGGGGTTACACCAGTGCTTTCTGGATTTCCTTTGTATGCTATTAAATCACCGTTAAGCGAAATAGTATAATCAGCACCAATAACTCCATTACTATTTTTAATGTAGTTTTTGGAAAATGTAACTAATGGTGCTGGAACTATATTTACGTTGTTTATTTTAACAGGCATTATCGACTCCTAGTTACCAGAAGATAAGTTTTTCTTAACCTGGGATGTTATATTTCCAATTTCAGATTGAATATTTTCAAGAACTATTGATTTTAATACGTCTGGAAGTTTGGCTAAAAATTCCGCCCCGTTAAGGTTGACATTTACGCCAACATTTTGTAAACTAATCTCAAACACCTTTGGCATTTCAACCAACTGTCTAACACTTTCGCTAAATCGCGAATTAAAATCGATTAAACTTTGAGTTAAAACTGAATAGTCATTAGAATTAGAGCCGCCACCATTAAATCCTCCAGTTGAACCACTTCCAACAAGGCCGCCATTTGCAAACCCTTTTACTTTGGATTTGTTCATATTATTTAAAGCTGGCAACCCAATGTCGCGAACAGCACTTTTCTTTAAAACAAATTCACCAGGGGTCAACATTGCCGGAACAATATCTTCTCTATTTTTATTTTCCTTCATTCTTCCAAAGATTGACTGAGGAGATCTTCCTTGCGGTTTTTCTCTAAACGACTCTATCATTTTTCTTCTATTTCTTATAGCCTCTTTCATTTTTATTGGATCGAAATTTTTAGATCCATAACCATAAGATTTTACAAGTTCATCAGCCTCTTTGATTTTTTGTTCATTTCCTTTTTGGATTATTTTGTTTAAATTGTTAACTGTTTCATCTGATGTATTGGTTGACAGTTGCGGAAGGTTATATTCCTGTATATCCTTGATTTTATTAGCATCATAAGCCTTTTCTCTAGCATCTTTTTCAGCACTAATTCTTGCTGCATAGGCTTTTGTACCTTTATAGTATGGATTTGCAGACATTTTACTAAGAGATTCCGCACCCCTCTTTCTATCAAACTCTCTCTTTATCGCTTCTTTTTTATCTCTTTCAGCCTTTCTAGCTTGCGATATTCCATACATAGAATTTGAGCGGTCTATCAACTGTTGCTTTCTCTGCTGATATTGATAACCAATCATTAGTTGTCGTCTAACGTTTGGGTTTCTTTCCGTCTTTAGCCTTTCAGCAATTCTATCAAGCTTTGATAGTTCAGTTTGTGCAGTTTGCGCGGACTGTACATTTTGTTCAGCCAGCACGTTCTGTCTAGGTTTAACAACTGGTGTAGATGCTGCAGCTTTTTGAGATCTTTCCTCTTCACGTTTTTTACGAAACGTTTCTTCAACCTGTTGTTCCACAGATCTTTGGTCTGGATTTAAAAAGCTTTTTGCCATTGCTCCATAAGCATTTAGCACACCACTAATATTACTTTTTGTGTCAAACTCTTTTGGTTGAACAACTTCTTGTTTAACCTGTTTAGCAGTCGATGTTGGTGATCCTGTATATTGAAATCTTTGTTTTATTGCAAATATTTCTGCTTCACTCAGAGGTCTTACATTTAAACCTTTTCTACTAGCACTAATTTCGTTTATTGTGTCATCTATAAGTTTCTGAGACAATTTTTCTGGAGCACCAAAAATTTCTTGCATCAATAATTCATCAGACTGGTTTATTGAATAGCCACTAGCAACATTCTTAACGGTTTTTGCTGCATAACGAAGAGCGTTTGGAAGTCCTAGCGGACCTCCAGTCATACCCTTGTATTGATCAAAAATCGCTACTTGATTGCCAGAACGTATTTCTCCAGATTTTTGTCTTATCGAGCTGATTGTGTCATTAACTAAATTCTGATCAAAAGCAAGTCTAGGATCGTTTAAATCTAAATTAGCTGTATCAATTCCTAGATTTTTAGCATAACCAATTTTTCTTCTTTCCCTTAAATTAATGCTTTCAACTAAATCTACACCTTGCTTAAATGCAACGTCTGATTTGTAACGATTTCTAAAGTAGTCTGTTCTTTTATCGTATTTTACACCAGCAACCTCTATTATTCCGCCGTCGCTAGCATAAATAGTTCCAGTAGAATTCATTCTTTCCAAATTAGCCCTGCCAATTTTACCAACAGCAGATTTGCTCATAACAAATTCGCCAGGTGTTAACATCGCTGGAACAGTGTCGCTTCCTCTTGGTTTAAACACAGATCCTCCACCATTCATATTGGCGGCATTAAAAGATTGAGCTTCAATACGTTCAAGAGCTTTTAATTGATCAATTTGAGTTTGCGAGTCTTTCTTCAATTGCTCCAACATTTGTTTTTCTATAGGTATCATCTCATCCATTATAAACTTGACTTCTTCAGGCGAAGAGCCAGTAGATAATAAAAAGTTCTTAGTAACACCACGGATTATTTCATCGCCTTTAAGCCCGTTAAACACAGGAAGGTCTTTGAATTCAGTGAGAAAAGCCTTTAAAGACTGTCTATCAGACTCTCTTATATTGCCTATATTTCCAGTAAAAGAAAGAATTCTGGCTTGTTGCATGTTTTTCAAAAACTCTGACCTAGACTCTCTAGTGCCAAAAGCAAGATCTCCAGCGACTTCTCTTAATTTAGCCCTGTCTGATATCGATTTTTGCAAAGCTTTTTGTGCGGCGGATGTTTCTTGCGATGTATTTCCAAGTTCTTCTAAAGCAACTTTAAATGCATTCGCTTCAGTTTGCAGTGAACCCAACTCGTTCATAAGGTCTGTTGTTGTGTTACCAAATTCATCAATCGTCTTACTTGTTGCTATGAATGCGTCAATCTCTATCTGTTTAGCCTTGTTTTGCGAGATAGCGTTGCCTATAATATCAATATCGCGTTTTCCTCCAGAGAGATTCATCTTAGAGAGACTTGTTCCTTCTAACGCCTTAGAAACATTAGAAAGTCGATTTTGTAATGCGGTTTGATATTCAGCAATAGGGTTTTCACCAAAAATGTCTGCAATAATATCAGCGATCATTTTGTTGTTAGACTGTTGTGCTTTCTGAATAGAGATGGACTGGTCTAGTTGTTTAGCTTCAAACTCAACTCTATTTTTCAATACTTCTGCGTAATTATTAAATACGTTTGTTATTAAGTCTAGAGGTTTTTGTAACGCATTAGCTTTATCAGACAGAATCTTATTCAACAACTCAGTAGGATCTTCTCCGCCTAATATTTGCGATCTTATATTTTCTTCCAGATCTCCTAGGTTCATACCTTCAAAAATAGCCATAACCTGTTCTGCCAATTCAGCTCTTTGTGCCTGAACAGCGTTTTGGTTAGTTCCTAAGTTTATTGTTGGCAAGCGAGACGCTAGTTCAAATTTTGCCATATCAAAAGCGTTTATCTCGTTCTGGAACGATTTCACAGTTTCTGATAAACCTGGAAACGCTTGAGATACAGAATCGAGTGCGTTTTTAAAGTTTTGAGATCTAGTATTATCTAGCTCAAAATTACTTAAATCAACCTTTTCTAAATACGATAATCCAGACTTAGAGAAGTTGATAGATCTAAGTGATCTGCTTTGTATTGTAAGTGTTTTGCTCCATTTTTCTGTAGCTTCGTTTATACCTCTTTGTAGCTTAACAGACCTAATTTGTGCCTCTACAAGAGATGCTTTAGAAGCAGCTTCTGCCTTCAATACATTCTGTAGAACATTGAATTCTGTTATAAAAGATTTTAACCAATCGGTGTTACCAGTTGCGACAGCAATTCTATTAAGACCGTCAGCTATTTTAGGATTCTTTTTAGATATTTCGTCAAACGACATCCCAGCGAATTCAGCACTTTTCGCCAAGGATGAAAACATATCCATAAAATCTTTAAACGCTACTTGGCTAGTTTCTAAACCTTTATCTCTACCTAAAAATATTTCTCTAGATTTTTCAAAAATGTTTATATACTTACTTATAGACTGCTCTAATTGATCTAAAGATTTTGAAGGGTCGGTTCTTCCAAATTTATCAAAACTTTCTTTAGCTATAGCCACCTGTTTTTCAGCAGATGATATCTGCGCATTTTTATATGCATCCATAGCCTTTGCGTCTATTTGATCTTGATAAGACGTAAGACCTAAGAAGTCTGTAAAATTAGTTATAGAATTAACAAAACCAAATAAAGCACCGCTAGCAGCGCCAACAGCCAGCCCTAATGGTCCAAATACAGCTCCAATTGAAGCCCCTACTGTAGAATAGAACTGCATATTTCCAGACTTCATTTCTTCTTGAGCGGCTGTTCTAGCAGCTTTTTCTGCACCAGCGGCGTCACCAGCTTTCTGTAACTCTTCTGAAAGAGTTAATGCGTTTTGAGAGGCTTTGTCTAATGACGAAGTGAATGCAGCTAATGCAAGAGAAGCAACTTCTGGACCAAATGAACTAACCGCTGTTTTTGCAAAACCTCCAACTTTTGAGAAAAAGCTTGTTTTTTTAGGGAGGGCACCCTCTAACGACTTTATATTAGATTCAATTAAAGCTAGTTCATCTTTTGAGGAAAGGTCGAGAGCTGCAGCAGCCTCTTGTTTTTCTTTTAAAAGTTTCTTATTTTGAAGAATTATATAATATTCTTGCAAAGAGCTTTCGTTTAGTTTATTTGCCAAATCAGAAATGGCTGCTATCTGTAATTTTATTTCACCAGGTAGTGATGATTGTATCTTGCTTATAGCCTCAACAATTTTTGAGTTGTATTTATATTTGTTTTTCACATCATATATTAAAGCCTTTAGTTGTTGTTGATCTTTAGGATCTATTGGGCTGACAACATTACCTGTTGCTGAATTAGAAGATGTAGATCCTTTTTGTGGTTGTTGCGTCGGTGATCCGGAAGCTTTTTTTAAAGCAGCTAGTGCTGCGGCCTGTTGTGATGTAGTAGGTTGTGGCGATGTAACAGACTGCTTAAAGGCTAACGCCGCAGTGTTTTGTGATATTATATTAGATACTACATTATTTAAATCTTTAAAAATATCCTTTGGTGTTAATTGTTTCGTAGATCTAGAAGCTTCTGCAGAAGAAATTTTAGCCTCAATTTGTTTTATTTCGCTATCAGCCTTTGTTTTTTTTGTGTTTAAATCGCTTGTTGTTTGAGCAAGCTCTTTTCTTGCTTCATCTAATTGTCTAGTTATTTCTTCAGTTTTTTTTGCTTGCTCAGCACTGCTTTCGCCAAATGCCTTAATTTTTTGAGCAAAAAACTCTGTAAAATTAATTGCCAATCTCATTTGTAACGTTAGCAAGCTAAAAGAATTAGCTAGTGGTCCAAGTTTATCACCAACAAAATTAAGAGATTGAAGTAATCCTGTGTCAATGCTTAAATTAGTGTCAGACATTCCAGCAACGACGCCGCCATCAGCAAATTTTTGGATTTTTGATACAACTCCGCCCTTGGCGTATCTGTTTATTTTCTTTAGATTGTTATAACCAAACTGCTCTGCTGATCTTTTATTTACAACAAACTCGCCTGGGGTTAATAATGCCGGTACAGTATCTGTTCCAACAGGACCGCCAGTGTTCATTTTAGTGATGTCTTCTCTCTTATTTCTAAGCTTATCTATATAGAGAGTTATTTCCTTGTCTGAAGGATTCACAATGTCTTTATTTTTTGTGAATTTTTTCAGATATGAATTTTTACTATTTAATGTTTTAGAAAGAAGATTTAGATACCTGTCGCCAGTTAATGTTTTTCCGTATTTAGGATCTGACTTGGCTTCGCCATAAAGAAAGTCTAAATATGCGTTGTCGCCAGTGGTTTTTAATCTATATTTTTTAGCAACCATTGCTTCAAAGGCGTTTCCTTTAATTTTTGCGCCAGGGTTTCCTAATTTTACACCTTTAATATATTCAGCAACCAACTTTTTGTCAGAAGATGATAGAGGGTCAAATTCTTCTATTTCATAGTTAATATATGTTCCGTCTTTGTCTTGCCAATTGCTAGTGGAATTTATTTTTCTCATTAAATGAGACTTGCCTTGAATTTTTGGGTTCATGGCCTTTAATTGTTCAGTCTCTACGACACCACCTTTTCCATACTTATTTATACTGGATAAATTTTTAACGCCAATTGCTTTTACAGCACTTTTGCGTATCACGAACTCACCAGGCGTCAACATTGCAGGAACAGTATCGCCATTTCCAACACCAGGAATGAGACCGCCAGTAGCAGCTCCTATAACTCCAGAACCACTTCCTCTTTTTGGCAGTCTTTTTAGACCGCCAGCAATTAAACTTCCTAAAGATCCAACAACTTTGACAGCGGCAAAGGCAGCTAACAGAGGGAGTAAACCTTTCACAGCTCTAGTTAGTGATAGCACTACATCTGTAACCTCTAGAAGCCCCGCTGTTAAAAATTTAAATGTGGCTGTCTGTGTTATTTCCGTAATCAATGCGGAGAAATTAGCCCGCAGTTCGTCTATTTTAAATGCTAAAGTTTCCTTCGCTTTTGCTGCATCTATATCTGACTCTGCAGACGCTTTATTTGCTATCGCCATAGCTCTCTGTGCTTCTTTGAAGTTATCCAACAAAGCAACTACTCTAGACAGTTGATATATACCACCAATCTGCTCGACAACATTAGCAAATTCTACATCTCCAGATTTTATGCCAGCTTGCTCAAGACCTTCTGTAATTCTTTTTATTGCCTCAAAACCACCAACAAACTCGCCATTAAGTCTTCTTAGTTCAATACCTCTCTTTTTGAAGAAGTTTACAGTTTCTGCCCTTTGTAATCTACCTAAAATAGCTCTAAAACCAGTAGCAATAGTTTCAGAAGATTCTCTAGAATAAGATCTTACAGACGTAAATAACGCAATCAACTCTTCAACATTTCCACTAGCAGCCTTAAATGCACCACCAGCCCTTGTTATAGCATCAACAATGTCGTTAGACTCTACGGCAAACGCCTTAGAAACGACGTTTATCGTCTCTAAGGCTTTTGTGGCATCATTCACGCTAAGATCAAACGCAGACATTAAAGCAATAAAAGCCTCTGTAGTTTTATTTAAATTGTCAAAAGTACCTATCAAGGTTGTTTTTGCTAATGACTCAGCAGCTTTCAGGGATTCTTTTAGCGACAAACCAGCCTGAGCCAAAACTCTAACGAGTTCGGCTGTTTTTGTTTGAGCCAATCCATAATTTTTGCTGATATTTAAAATCTCATTAGAATATTCTTTAGCAGAATCAACGCTTATATTGACTGTTTGAGCCAATACAGAAAGTTCTTTTTCAAATCTAATTGCTTCAGTAACAGCAGACGCTATATACAGCCCGAGGTTTTTAACTGCGTTTGTAGCAATAGCGTATGAAGCGAAGTTGACACCTTTAAGAGCCACAGCTTCAGCAAAGTTATCAGCGGTTGACAAAGCCTTTTTTTGAGCCTTGGTTAAATCGTCGATGTTTGCGGCAGCGGCTCTAAGATTTTTAGTATCAACCGTAAAGCCGATGCCGGTGAGAGCTTTTTCTATATCGTTTCTGATTTTGCCCAAATTTTGTGTAGTTGGAGATTGTAAAGTCAACTGCATGTTTATGTTGTAAGTGGGCATATATCACCTCTAATTATTATACAGGGGTATCGTCTTCAAACTCTAACGAATCTAGAACAGAGTCGTCTATAACTGGGTTGTTGTTAATGTCGATTCTTTGTCCCTTGGAGTCTACTCTAGCCCCATTGTCGTCAAGCAGATTTCCTTCAAAATCTACTCGTCTACCTTGCTTATCAACAAGATTTCCTTTACTATCTATTCTGTTGAGCTTCTTTAAAACTTTATTTTCTAATAGGCTATTTTCAAAGTTTTCTTCAAGCCCGTACATATAAGCGGCGAACTTGCCAGCCAATACATTAGCTAGTTCTGTTGCAGACTTCTCAATATATTCATCTACAGACGAGTATACTGGTTTTTGCGTCTTATAATCATAAGCACACGCTGAAACTAAATAGTTAAATCTGGCACTTTCTGCTTGACCTTCAGCAGTTAGACCGTCTAAAGAGTTTCTGTCAGACATCAATTCTGACATTTCAACTCTTAATCGTTTCAATTCGATAGCTTTATTAACTACTTCAGAGGCTTTGGTTATTTTTCCAGACTTTATCTTATATTCAATATCTGCACTCTTTTTAATAAGCGACAAATATTCTTCTTGCTTTGCGTCGTCCCATAAACCCTGTCGTCTCATATAATCTTCAAGACTCTTTTTCAAAATAGCCCCTTCAACAAGAGCTTTATTGAAACTTTTTGCGTAAACCTTTGTTGCTTCCGCAAGAACTTCAGACGATACTGGTTTTATAAAATATGTACCTTCTTTAAAATCAAATGTTTCAGCCATTTTTAGTTCCTTTTGATTGGTAAATCGATATGAAATCTATTCCACACTACATCGTATGAAGATAGTTCCGATTCTATGTTTCTAATCTGAGCGTTCCCTTTGTCCAATATTTCAGATCTTAGTTCTTCAAAAACCTCTCGAAGCCTCTCTTGTTGTGGCGTCACATCTTGATTTTCAAATCCCCACATCTTACCAAAATATTTTTCAATACTGGCAATCGCTCCTATCATTGTTGTATTGATTCTCTTATTTATTTCTTTTCTTAATCGATCTTTTGATCGATCATTCATCGCCTTTTTCTTATCCACTATTATCTCCTAGATTTGTTCGACTGCATTTGAATTTCCCGTCTCACATGAGAAAGTTCCATTTCATTCAAATGTCCGTGTTCTTTAAGGTCTTGTCTCTTAGAATTCAAAACAGCCATACCATAACCATCATTGAGCGATATAACTTGTTTTTGTTCTTCTAAGCTGTTAACTGGTATAAACAACTCACCAGCATCTTTATTATTGCTAGGCATTAAAGATTCAGCTCGTTTTTTATCGCTCTCCTCTTTTCTTTTCCTAGATTGAAGTATCATCCATCCGTCGAAAGCAATATCATCGTTTATAACTTCTTCTGTTGGTGGGTCAACCGACTCATGAACGCTATCATAAAATCTAGACCAAGAAATTAAAACGACTTGTTCGTTAGTCAGCTCATTAGCCGATCTATCAAACAAGCCGTCTACAGTTTTAGAAGCACCCCAAATAGTTTTCCATTCATGACTCTTTGCCACTTCCCTTATTGTTGTTTCCTGTAAAGACTTGTCATTAAATGCAGAAACCAATCTTTGTATATTTATTCTATCTTTTACTGAATGCAAATTATCTATATAAGACGATTTTTCAAGCAAAAAAGCTAATTTAAAATAATTAGCAGTGTATTCACAAGTTTTGTCGTAGAATTCGTTTTTTTTTAACAGTAAAGAAGAAAGCTTATCGTTAAAACAATCTATGTTGTACTTAATGTGTTTGGTTCGCTCTTTAATAGCAAATCCTAAGTAATAATCAACCTTTGCCTGTTCTATTTTTTTTACCAATGAAGATAGTTCGTTTTCGTGTTCTTCAGTCCAAGAACCATTTTTTAATAAAAACTCTTCAGCAGAATCTACTGTAAAACAGTCGTTATAAAAACAGTCTTCGTAAATCTTCTCAGCCAAGAAATCCGCTAAGATTTTATCTTCTAGGCGAAAAGGTTTAACGAAGACCGTTTGGTTTTCAACCTCAAGAATGACTACTCCGGAAAGTAGTCTGTTGATATAATTCATTCCTTTGATGTCCTAAAGTGTTTATATTAGAAGTGGTTTTTCCAGTAGTTGGCACTTCCGATATGTCCAAGCAATGGGTCGCCAGAATGGAGAATAACAAAGTCGTTTGATGTGGTAAAGCTGTATGCAATTGTAGCGTTACCGCCGCCAGTGTCATTACCGCCATAAGTGACAGTAGTTACTTTATTTTTATTACCGAGGCTGATCACAGTGCTATCATCTAAAACGAACTGGATAGAGTGATCGCTAAGGTTCTTTGCGTTTCCACTAGCTGTGATATTGTCTCCGCCAGCCGCTGTTATCTCGATATCGGTAGTAACGTCAACAGGGAAAGAGACGTATCTGTTATAAGGTAGTTTTTGACCTAAAGTATTAGTTTGTTCTCTACCAAGGTCTACGCTAACAGAAACACTATTTAGATAAACACCGCTATCAATATTTACATAACCACAGTTTGTAGAAAGACCGCCACCAGAACCTGGAATTCCAGAACCAGTGCTTGTGACACCCGGAATAAAATTAGGAACGACTGTTCTGAAAGTCTTGCCGCCATATGTCATTCCTGTAGAACCAGTAACAAAGTTCTGTCTACGTAGAACGCTGCCATTAGGAGAAGCTGGAGAGTCGTTGCCAAATATTGTTCCGAACGCAGAAACGACAATACCACTGTTTGTAAGAACGCCGTTTTGAGAGCCACCAAGCCATTGCTTGTCGTTACCAACGAAAGTGGTTGATTCTGTAAAGTTTCCGTCTGTTGCAAGACTGTATGATACTGAGCTGACATACATTCCGCTAGAATAAAGTTCTGCAACAGCAGAGTCGCCAGCATTTACAGCCGTATCTGAAGTTAAACCTACAACAGCTCTAATATCCGCTCTGGCGTCTGCTCTACCAACCAAGGTTGGGTTAATAGCAGTTGACGTTCCCAAGTGATATATTAGGCTATAGCCATCAAGAACCTTTTCAAAGGTAATTTCAATATCAGGAACTTCTTCATAGTTTTCGTATAGAGAAAGTTGAGCAAGTTCAAATATTTTCTCTAGATTGAAGTTTGTCGTAATACCACACGACTGTAGTCCGTGAACAATGGTAATGTTTCCACTACCAGTAATCACGGAATCACCAGCCCCCCAACTATCCTGTACTGTTGATGCACCCATATCTCCGACAGCTACTGCTTGAGTAGCGTATATCACTCTTTTGTTATTGCTTGTGCTTGAAAATGGCATATTAATCTCCAATTATTGTGGTGAATTGTATAATTTTATACTCCAAACAGAATACACTCGGTAGTTATTTTAACTGCACCAACATGTATGTCTGGAGTTAATGAGTATATTGAATCAAATCGTGAATTTATTATTCTTATATCTGTACCTGGAAAATTAGTCACAAGTTCTGGATACGTCATTGCTCCGCTGACTGGAACGCCTCTATAATCTACTGGAAACGCAGATCCAGAGGATACAAGGTTTAAATCATAAGATTTTACAACCTTTTGATTTTGCATTGTGACAATATCTACTAAGTTGTCTCTAGTGTACGAATCTTCAGCAACACAGTATAAAATAAAGTCAGTAAACACCGTTTGTCCGCCGCCTAGCTGAAATGGCTTCATTGATCTAACATTCGACGTTTCAACACCAATAATCGGCAGTTGATATCTATTGTCAGATAATACGCTGTTCTCGCCACTGTTATTTACCTCAGACCTTTTTTGTATCTCTTTAAACCAATTCAGTCCATTGGCTTGGCATACATTAACAAGTTTGTAGCTATAACGACATTCGACGTTACTAGCTGTGCTTATCGGTGAATTAAAAATAACCCTACCTAAATAATGATTTATGTAGTGCGAATATACTCCAGTTTCAGAAGACGGATGAAAACTATTATTAATATATACTCCAGAGACGCCAGGATAAGCGGAGTTGTTGCTGGTGTATGCTCCAAGGCCACTTTCCCAAACCCAGTTCGATCTTATACCTTCCCAAACCTGGCCGTAGCTGTATCTAGGGTCATTAACCAGTTTTAGTTTATGATAAAGATCTCCATAAACGCCAGTGCTAGGTATATCAACATTAATAATGTTATTTTTTTCCATCAAGCCATAATCAAAAAACGATATAAGGTTTTCCCTTATATGATTAGTTAGGGTGCTGTCTCCTATACTGGAAAAACCCTTTAAGAAGCTCATATGGCAATCTCTTTCACTATAAATGCTCTTATTTGAGGTATTGTATTGTTTATTGCTCTAGTTATGAAATTATCTTCTTCTGTTCCAGAGTGCTCAGGATCTACCATAAAGCCAGCACTTCTGACTGGCCCGCCCTTATCTGTATACACCATCATAGCTTGATTTGACCGACCAAGCCCATCTTCGTAATAAACATAGAAGTTGCTAATAATAACTTGTGTTCCACGAGTCATTAGCCATTCTAGCCAATTTATTCTTCCGTCTATACCATAGTTAGTAACCCAATACCCATCGCTGATGTACGAACCATTTTTTATATACTTATACACATCTGGATTGGGCAGAAGCATTAAAGTAAAGGAAGCTAGTAAATCATCAGCCTTGCGAGACTTTGTATACAATATTTGTATGTTTGACGTTAAGTATTCTACAATTGAATCTACAGCTTCTATAGCCATAGAATCAGTCAAACCAAAATCGGCCTGCAATATTCCACCAAGCAAAGATGATACAGTTTCAGACTTATTAAGTTCCCCTTTTAATGTCTCCCTGGCGAACATCTCTATACCTAATATTTTAGATCTAATAATTTGGTCAACCTTCTCGGCTAATGCAAAAAATATATTAGCTTTTAACTGATTTGGAGTGTCAGTAAAACTTAGTCTAGCTGGCATTAAACTCTTTTCCAGTAGCAAACAAAATAATTATTGTCCAACCCGTGCTTTACTGGCTCTCCAGATTTTTCAAATCTCCATTCTTCGTGGCCGTTTTTACCAGTGTGTACTATCAAAGCGGAACTTTTATTTACCTTTGATATGTCTGAATATTTTCCGATAGTCATAATTGATCCATCCGGAAGACTTATATTCGATATTTTTTTGAAATCTTTTTGGGTCCAGTAAACTCTGAGCGTTATATTTTCTGTAACCTCTACAGTTTTAAAAGACTGTTCAGATCTGGCAAAAGAATTATCAGGAGATATCTGCTGAAGATTCATTACCTTTTTCTGTTTTGATACAGGAACCTCAGAGTTAATTTCTTGAATTTTATCTGTATGCACGAGTTTACACTGGACGCCAAAACCCGATAAGTCTAACATCATATCGGCGACTTCAGAGTATTTTGAAAACAATCCAGACGGTAAGGTCATAGTCATTAGGCTGATGTATCCCCACTATAATATCTAACATCATCAAGTCTAATATCTAGATAACCACTTTGAGCAATTATCGGGTCTGTGATGTTTACAACAGGCGATATTTTGTGGTTATCTAATACAGCTACTGGACCAATAGAAACAACTCCACCACCATTTCTAATTGGATTGGCTTCTATAACCTTCTTTAGTACGTCGTTTGGCATTGTAACCTCTTATCTAAAATAGCCATTAACATAATCATACGATCTGTTTATAGCGTCACTACCTGGTGAATATGGACTCAAGATCGCTTTTCCAACAGAGCTTGATCCAACCTTTAAATTAAACTTAAATTCTTCGTATTTTTTGCAAGCGTCTTCATAAAGATATTTGATATTACCAGCTATGGCTGTCATATCTATGCTACTTGGTCCGTCAGTTACTCTAACCGAATTCAATGAATGAGTTTTTAATTCACTTCCAAGTATGACACAAGCTGTTTTCAAAGCAACTAAATTTATAAATCCATCATCTTTATTTGCTGTCGCCAGCGGAGATGATGGATCTGTAGGGTCTGGTATTAATTTGCATTTTTCAACATCTATAATATACGCATTTTCAAAATCTATCTCTGAACATACAATTCTAGCAGACACGAGTATAGCAGTCTCTATTCTCGAATCGCTATAAGAGTAGTTCGATGGGTCTAAGTCATTTATTAGATGACGAACAATTATGCCTATTTCTCCGCTCCAGCTCATTAGTCACCTATATTACAGTAAACTTTGAAAGAAGAATGGCTTGACTTATATCTACTAGAACCAATTTCTATATTGGCTTGTATTTTATATAAACCAGCCTGGTCTAAGTCTCCGCTGACGGCATTATACTTAATAATCCCATCGGACCCGTCTGTATAAAACCCGGCACTAACAGTAAGAATAGAACCATCGGGTTTTTCAAAAATTATTTGTAATAAACTGGCTGTGGACAAATTGACAGCAACACCATCATCTTTTATGGTGACTCTAAACTCTGTACCAATATCATTCACATGTATTTCGCTTGACATTTTGATCTCAACTACAATAACAGTAGAATATCGTTGTTTAAATTTATATTCAGCGTTATATTATTATTTGTTGTTATTTGCAAATCAGAAACAGAGCTTCTACTTATGTTCATAGAAAACAAATATATTTCAGAATAGCCGCTTACAAATACGACTATATCCCCATCGTCACTTATTGGCATTGACGATATTGGATGTCCTCCTATCATACCTTTATATACTCCAATTAAGTTTTTGGGTCATCTGTTTTACCTAACGGGCTAAACCAATGACCTAGTAAATAACCTAATACTAAAATTATAGCAGGTGCGTCAAGTCCGGCGTCTTTCATAACCTGACTTATAGTGGAATACTCTCCCCCAATCAGAAATGCCCAGAAATCATAAATTCCTAGGACTATCATAGTGATTAGCATAAGTACCCCTGTTTTACTCATTTATGTCTCCCTATTTGAATTGAAATCTATTAATTTGTCAGACAAATTTTTTGCAATAATCAATATTTCAGCAGCTTTGTCTAGAGGATTCTGTGAACTTATTGATCTCGCCCCAGTTTCAATTAAAATAAGTACGTTCTGAAGTTCTTCCTGTGTTAACATATCAATTTCCTTTAATATTTAATTAAGTTGTGTTGGATATTTATCGCCAGTTAATACAATTTTACCATTTTCTACTTTATATGCAACCGGAGGGACTATTTCGCTTTGTTGGATAACACCCATTGTTGCTAAAAATTGTCCAAACGCACCATGTAGTTGAAAAACCTTTAAATCTCCATTCGGTATCATTGTTGATAATTCGTTCAAGATTTTTTGGGCGTCTTCAACAGTATATCCTTCAACAGACCACATCATTTCTTTGCCAAGGTTATACAGCCTTAGCATCTCTGATGCGCATTGATTACCAAAAACTAAAATGTTTTTAGCTCTTTCTCTATGAGTATTTTTTTCATCATCTTGCACTGGGAATAATGACATATAATACCTATCTAGGCTAATATTCCGATATTGCGAAGCGCTTTAACAACTTGGTGAATCTTATAACCATCAAACGTATCAGTATCTGTCAATGCTGTGCCACCACCACTAATTCTCGTTGCATCTGCTACGCCTGTTGTAGGTTGTACAATTGGAACTGCGCCCCATAAGCTCATAAGCTGGGACGCGGAACTTCCTAACCTCATGCCGCGAGCAGATCCACCCAAAGATCCAGCAATTGTCTGCAGCGTGACAACCGGAACACTAGCAACGGTTGTCCATGCGATGTTAAAAAATTCAAACGATGTAGTGCTGCTGTACGTGTTGGATAGACTCCATTGCTGCTGATTTGTGCCATTTCTTTGAACAACATGATGTTGTGCATTTGCCCAGATCTGAGTAACGCCAGCCGCATCGTAAACATTGCCCCAAGAAAGACAATTACTCCCCAGATTCACACCACCCTCACTGATGGTGACGCGGGCACTGCTGCCTTTGGTGAATGTCCAAGAGTGACCTCCTTGCTGGTTGTAATATGGACCAAAAACTGTAGAAGGTGTTCCGGCGTTATCGGATAACTGTATTGAAGCATAGTTTTGATGGCCGTTCGGCAGACGACAATAGGTGCCGGTATTCCTTAAAATCCCTGTAAACGTCTTATCGCCCGCGATGGTTTGTGCCCCAGTCGTAACTACTCCTCTCGCCGTCGCACTTGCGTCCGGGATACTAAAAGTGTGTGTTGTACCAGAGCTAGCAATCGTAAAGTTAGTTCCGGTTGTAGCAATATCAAAAGTTTGTGTTGACGTAGTTAATCCATTGATACTAATTATTCCACCAGAAACAGTATAAGACCTGTCTTGTGACAAATCTAAACTTGTTCCGTTTATAGTAATAATTCTAGACGTAGGAACTTTTAAATCTAATTGTGGTTGTATACCAGAATTAACACCATCTAAATAGCTAAACTCTGTATTATCTACCGATCCAGAACCTATTTTAGTGGCATCTATTGAACCAAAAAGCATGGAATTTGTAATTCCGCTATTTGGAATAGTAGCAGAAATAGACGGGGCGTTATCGTTATAAGAAAGGTTAACACTTGATGTATTAGCTAATATATTCCCAACAGAGTCTTGAGAGGCTTCTGTAAAATCAGTGATATCTGTTGATAAGTGCTGATGGCCAGAGTTTGATTTAGAATTTAACTGATTTTGTATTGAAGACGTTACACCACTTAAATACCCAAACTCAGTATTCGTAACTATCCCAGAGCCAATTTTAATGGCATCTATTCCGCTAGATATCATGGAATTCACAATTCCACTATCTCTGACGCTGGCAGAAATAGACGGTGTTCCATCATTATAAGACAACGATATACTTGAAGTATTAGCGAGAATTCCACCAACAGCATCTTGAGCGTTTTCGTCGTTATATAAAGTTGGAAACGGTTTAGATTCCCACAGTCTATTTCCAGAATTATATATTAATATATCGCCATTTATAGCACCAGTAGCCGACACGTTATGTAGTTCGTCCAATTCAAACCCGTTTTGAATTTTTACATATATTCTACCATTATTAATATTTTTACGTACCACGTAACCCAAGAATACCAAGTGATTTGGAGCATATGGTTTATTGGTAAGCCCATAAACAACTCCGCCAGATGTCGCTGGGGACAGCCACATGGTATCTCCAGCAGAAGTTGCTGAGTCTGTATTCAATCCATCTAAAAACCCTTCAGTGATAATATATCCAAAATCACCTTGGTTTAAATCTTGCTTCAAAAATCCTATAGTTTTGCTAGAGCCTGACTCTCCACTAGCTATGGAAAGCGATATTGTGGGGTTGGTTCCGTCAGACCCATTTATATAAACAACTTGACCCTTGTATAAGGTAGAGCCTGTGCTGTTCTTAACATACTGAACAATTTCTTTTGCGTAATTGTCAATCCACTCAGTGTTGTAATTTAATCCGTCGATCTTCGATAGGATCTGTCCGTTAGAACCACCAGTCGGAAGTATTCCGTATGCATCTATTGACAGAGAGTTACCAGAATCATTATACGTTAACTGAATTCCAGTGCCTGCAGACAGTAAAGAA